CTCGGCCAACCTTTCCGAGATCGGTTGACGGCACCCCTCGACCGAACTAGGCTGATTTCAGTTGACCAAATGCCTTGGGCACCAAGCACCGCCTCTACGGCGAGCTGAAGCGCAAGCGGCACCTGTATCTCACAGACACCGCCTACGAGCATTTGGTCAACCTCGCCCGGGCCACGGACGCTTCACCTTCGCAGGCCTGCGAGGGATTGGTGCGTATGCACCTCGTCCTAACCAAGGGCACTTCGCCCCTCACTTAAGAACACCCCCTTTCCAATGGCAGTCCTCGACGCAACCTTCTTTGAAGAAGTCCTCACCGAGTCCGGCGGCTCTGGTCGCTACGTCAATCTCAGCAAGATCGACGGCGAAAAGCGTTTGCGCTACATGGGCCACGGCATCTCGGGCTACACCGCCTGGACGACCGAAAACAAGCCCGTCCGCTGGGAACTGAAGCCCGAAGAGCTCCCCGACAACATCAAGCCCGACATGAACGGCAGCATCGCTGCTAAGAAGTTCATGGCCGGCGTCGTCTGGGACTATGACGACTCCGAGTTCAAGATCCTCGAGCTCACTCAGATCTCCGTGCTCAAGCAGCTCGCCAAGTACCTGGCTGACGAGGACTACGGCGACTGGTCGCAGTACGACATCAAGATCGCTCGCGATCAGAAAGGCGAAAAGATCACCTACACCCTGCTCGCCGCTCCGCCGAAACCGGTGAAAACCGAGATCGCCAAGCAGTACGAGACGATGCCCGAGGTCAACCTCGACGCCTTGTACGAGGGCAAGGATCCCTGGGCCGCTCCGACGGCCTGAGCTGACTGGTTCATAAACGGGGCGGCTTCCAACCCGCCCTTTTCTTTTGCACTTCGCCATGTCAGTCCTCACCGAACGTCTACGCGCCCTGCCCCGCTACGAGCTCGTGCGGCACGACGGCGAGACCCGCACTTACGACACTCCCAGCGGGCGCATGCCCTCCGTCACCACGGTGCTCTCCGGCTCCCGTGACAACTCAGGCCTCGACGAGTGGCGCGAATCCATCGGCATCGAGCGCGCCGATCAGATCCTCAAGATCGCCTGCTTTCGCGGCACCGGCCACCACACCAACATCGAGCGCTTCCTCACCGACGGCACCGAGCCTCGCTTCGACGCTCTGCTCACTCCGTACTGGAAGAGCAGCCGCCGCTTCCTCAACCGCATCAACCACACCCTCCTGCTCGAGGGCGGTGTCTGGCACCCCGACGGTTACGCCGGCGCCCTGGATTGTGTCGCTTATCTCGACACGGACGATATGCAGCCGACACTCCTCGATTGGAAGACAGCCGACTCACCCCGCAAACCCAACAAGATCTACGAGTACTCCCTGCAGTGCGCGGCTTACGTCAACGCCGCGAACTACGTGTACGGCCATATGGGCCTAGCGATCAAACAAGCGATGCTCGTTGTCGCTCTGCCCGACGAAGCCCCACAGATCGAAATCATCGACGAGAGCGGCCTCACTCAGTACTACCAGCACTTCTTGGCGAGGCTTCAACGCTTCGTCTACGCGAGGTGACCGTGGCTGACGACCCCAACAAGCTCGAGGAGTATCTCGCCACCGTGCTCGCCGGCTCCTTGGTAGGTCAACTCGCTGCCGAGCGCGGCCTGAGTTACTCGGACCTTGCCCCGGGCAGCACCACGCTGCGCTCCCTCGCAAACGAACTTGCGAACCTCGGATTCGACCCTGAGATCCTCGCGTCGCACAGCTTGAACTCGCTGGTCGCACTCTTCGCCCAGCCGAGCAACGCGGACCTGATCACAGGTCAGTTCACCGCACTGCTCTGGTCAATCCTCGGCGACCCCAAGAACGGAGGCCGCCCTCCCGAGATCTACCGCCGCGCAGGCGTGGCAATGCACCTCGCCCTGCTCGGAATCCTTGATCCCTCCATCGTCGAACGCCGCACCCGTTCATGACATCACCTCGCCTGATCGGCCTCTACAGCCCCGCCCCACGCAGCGGTAAATCCACCGTCGCTGCCTACCTCACCGAGCACGGCTTCTACACCGTGCCCTTCGCGCGCCCCATCAAGTTGATGGTCCGCACCTTCCTGATTCAACTGGGCTACGGCCCGAGCGAGATCGACCACTTCCTCGAGGCCGGCAAGAACGATGTCATCGAAGGCATCCGCACCACACCCCGACAGCTGATGCAGCTTCTCGGCACCGAGTGGGGCCGGGGGTGCGTACACCCTCAGGTCTGGCTGATGTGCTGGGAACGCGCAACACAGTCAAAGCTTGAGGCCGGCATCCCTGTCGTCGTGGACGATTGCAGGTTCCCCAACGAAGCCGCCCTGATCCGCCGCCTCGGCGGGGAGCTCTGGCGCATCGAACGCCCAGGCAACGAGCGCAACACCGAACACGCCTCCGAGGGCGGTCTCGACGAATACCCCCTGTTCGACCGCCACATCGTCAACGACGGCTCGCTACTCACGCTGCACAGCCGGGTCCGCGAAATCGTCGCTCCTCTTTCACTCGCGTCCTGAGCCATGCCCATCATCCCGTCAGTACCGATGACGCTTGCGTCAAAGCCAGCGGATACCCATCAGGTCTACCCCTGGCGCTTCCGCATCGGTTCTTTGGTCTACGTGAAGGGCCACCCGACCGATGACACCTTCACGGTGATCGGAGGCGAACTGTGGCTGGGCTTCCCCCATCTGCATCTCTACGACCGTGACGGCAAGACCTGGCGCATCCCCCAGATCCACTGCTCGTCGAAGCCAATCACTTTCCGCAAGGGCTGATGGATCCTTACTTCCGCGTCGAGGTGCTCAATCGCACCGAACACCCCCAAACGCTCTGCTGGTGGGCAATGCACCAGGACTACAGCGAAAACTTCGTCTTTGATGAAGAACCACCCGGCGAATCCGAGGCCGGGGCTCTCATCGTCAAACACCTCCTCGCTGGCGAGCGCGGTCACTACGGACCCCTCGAGCACCCGGCCATCACCTTCAACGTCGGTGGCTTCCCCCACTCGGTGATGCAACAAGCCCGCACCCACCGGGTGGGCGTTTCATTCGATGTGCAATCCGGCCGCTACACCGGCAAGCGCATCCTCGATGTGTGCACCGGCGAGCGCGACGTCGAAGAAGTCTTCTACCTGCGCCCCGTCGGCACCTACCGAGACCGCCAAGGCAAGAAGTACGAGTACACCGAAGACCAGCGGATCGTCCACCGCATCATCTGCATCGACTCCGCCGGCCGCTACAAGCTCGCCCTCGAGAGCGGCTTCAGCGAAGAACACGCCCGGGACATCATCCCCTACGCGATTCGCCAGGACTTCGTGGTGTCTTTCAACCTACGCAGCCTGCTGCACGTTTTCGATCTGCGTTTCAAAAAGGACGCGCAACTAGAGATACAGCAGATGTGCGAGCTCATGTGGCCTCACTTCGCGTGCTGGGCACCTGAGATCGCCGAATGGTACGAAAAGAGCAGACTCCTCAAAGGGAGGCTCGCTCCATGACCTGCGAGTGGAGAGACATCCCGAATTGGGTTGGACTTTATCAAGTATCAGAGGATGGCAGGGTTCGCTCTGTTGACAGAACTGTCGTACAACATAGTCGTTGGGGACAGCAGATACGTTGCTTTAGAGGCAAAGAGTTAAAGCTCAATAAATGCTCAAATGGTTACCTTTTCGTGAGCCTGTCAAGGCCCGGTAATCGCCCAAAACCTTTACTGGTACATCGCTTAGTAGCCCTGACCTTCTTAAGAGAACCAGCTGTTGGAGAGGAAGTATGCCATATCAACGGAGTTAGGTCAGACAATCACGCTTCAAATCTGAGGTGGGGTACTCGCAGCTCAAACCATGCTGACAAAGTAAGACACGGCACCCACTCCCGCGGCACACGCAATCCACAATGCAGGTTGAACGAAGAAATAGTCAGAGCAATTCGCTCATCTTCAGAACCTCTTTCTGTTCTTGCGGCGCAGTATCGAATCAGTCAGCCAACAGTGAGTGATGTCCGTAATCGCAAGTCGTGGACGTGGCTTTCTTGACTCTTAAGAAAAAAGTGACCTTAACCTCCCCCCTTCTCATCACCATCGCCAGCACCCCCGACGGCTACTACCGCTGGGAGTTACGCGACGGCCCGGACGGCGCCTTCGAGTACGCCGGCACCGCTCCCCTGCTCGAGCGCTGCTTCGAGGACATCATCCGCGCCCAGTGGGCCCTCGCTGAGCACCTCACAGATGACCTGGACCCCGAGAGCGCTGGTCCTTCGCACAACGCCCCGCACCCGGCGCCCATCTCCCAGGTCCATACGCCCGGCCGCCCCGCGCTTCCCGCTCAGCAGGACATCCCACCCCCGCGCCATACGCATTAAGCCTCTCTTTCATTTACCTTCTCCCGCCCTAATTAGGTTGACAATGCCCCGATGTCCCAATCCGAAATACACGACTATCTGACCCAGGTTGGTCGGCACCCCGTCCTCTCCAAGGAGGCACAACTACGCCACTGCCGCCGCATCCACGCCTGGCTCCACCACGAGGACGGCCGCGACGCCGCACCTCTCGGTATCCGCCGCGCCGGTCAACGCTCCATGGAGGTGATGACGGTCACGAACCTCCGCCTCGTCATCTCCATCGCCAAGCGCTATCAGAACCGTGGCCTCGACATGGCCGACCTCATCCAGGAAGGCAACCTCGGACTGATCCGCGGCCTCGAGCTCTTCGACCCCACCCGTGGATACGCCGTAAGCACTTATGCCTACTGGTGGATCCGCCAAGCCATCACCCGCGCCATCCACACCCACGCCCGAACGATTCGTCTCCCTATCAATACTCACGAGCTGATCACCCGGGTGCAGCGTTTCAGCTACGAATTCACCTCACATGCTGGCCGACCTCCCTCCCACAACGAAGTCGCCGAGGCCGTCGACGTCAGTCCCGAGCGCATCGCTCAACTCTTACAAACCCACACCAGCACGGTCTGCTGCTCCCTCGACGCCGTCTGCGCTGACAGCACCAGCCCCTTGATCGATATCCTTGCCAACCCGGAGGGCACCAACGGCGCCGAGCCCGACGAGTTCATCCTCGCTACAGCCGCCCGCGAAGATGTCAACGCCGCATTGGCCCAGCTGAACTCCACTGAAGAAGCCATCGTCCGAGGCCGGTACTTTGAGGGCCGCACTCTGCGCGAGATCTCCGAGGAGCTCGGCTTTACCCGCTCCCGCGCCGGCCAAGTCCAGCAGACCGCCCTACGCAAACTCCGCACGCAGCTCGCCCGCCAAGGCCATGACGACTGACGACTTCAACACGGGCCTCCGCTGGTATGAGCAGTGGCTGCTCGAGTTCCTGGTGAAGAGCCCCCGGATCAGCCGGATCATGGTCGAGATACCCGGAGACGAAGCAGAGGAGGCAGACGACGTCGACGACGACCGCTTCGAGGCCGATCTCCGTCAACAGCTGGAATGGATCTACCACGGCCCCAGCGCCGACGAGGAAGAGCAGGGTTGACGAGAGGCAAACTTCGTGCAAGTCTTAGGGACGCTTGCATCTGTCCTTTTGCCCTACGTATCTGAGCTTTCCCTAGACGAAGTCTGCGAAACGTGCCAGGCCTTCTACGAACGCGATGGCTACGTCAAGTGGGTGGACGTCGGCCGCGCTCACGGCATCTCCCGTCAGGCCGTCCAGGCGCGCCTCAAGCATGCGGTCAACACCGGCCGCCTGGACCCCGCTCAACTGGAGCGCTGGCAGTCGATGTCTTCACGCGCCGCCGCCTCTCGCGAGCGAGAAGAAAAGCGTGATCTCAACCGCAAGCTCCGCCTAGACGTACAACTGACTGTTGAGAACCTCGGTTGGCTCCGCACCGAGTGCGAACGCCGTCAAGCCACAAGCGCGGATGTGATCAACGGCTTAATCAACAAGGCGCGACTAGGTTAGAGATATACAGAACCGGCAAAACACATATATACATTAAAGTTGTAGTAATGGACGTGACATATACGTTACTACGTTCAGTCTTGCTCTGCGTCGCATGAGACAAGGCGGGACTCTATCCCTATAGGGGGCCTCAGCACATCTCACCCTGAGACGCAATAGACACAGGCTGGTTACTTGCCAGACTTGGCAAGCCGTGCAATGCTTGATGCATCGGAACGGATCCGGCCCTGTGAGCATCCCCTAAGGGGCCCTGCTCCCGTCGGACCCGTTGCGCCCAATCCAGGCTGAAAGGCAAGGGTTGACAATCGGCGGGAGCCATGCAAGGCTACTGCCACGGATCGGGTGGTGACAGCGCCCGTGTCAGTCACAACAACCACGCGGGGTCTCTGCCCGGTTTCGACCGGGCATGCCACAGCGAGGCGGTAAGCACGAGATGCTCTAACGGCGGCGATTGCCCGCGGAGCGGCCGGACAATAAGGCTGTGCCTGGGATTGGAGCGTTCATCGCTTGTCTCCCTGGCTTCGGCCCCGGGCCCTTGCGGCTCTACGGGAAGGTGCCCAACGTCTGCCACACCAGAGGGACAAGCCACACGTAGGCCGGGGGACCGGCCGTGGCCCTGACCGACCTGGGAGCGATGGGGAGATAGGTGCGGCGGCATGACGCCAACCACACAGCGACGATCCAATCGCTGATCAGCCTAGGTGCGGACGTAAGTCCTACGAAGCTGATACGTGGTAGGCGGTGAAGCTGACAGCGCAACCCCGGCGATTGGGGGCGCGACTGTCTTGCCGTTACCTATGGGAATAAGTCCGGACACCGCACTAATAATGCGAACCGGAGTGGGGTGACACCCCACAGCGGTGGCCAGCGTGCCCACCGTGGCCAAGAGCATTCGGCTCTGCTCAGCACGCACAAACCATCTCGCCCTGCCGATCGTGGGATAGTGCTCCGAGCACTACACATCGGCCGGCGAGCACAAACCATCTCCCCCAAACATTCCCCCTGGCGCACTGCGTCCGGGGGTTGTTTGGCTGAGGTGCTTTGCACCTTCATCCTCTCGCAGTGAGTACTGCTATGAACCTCGCCGATCGCAACTACGCCATCGCTTTGTTTGCCCGTTATCTCAAGGCCCACGGGTCGTGCCGTTTCCACGGCATGCGCCTTGCGCGCATTGAACGCATGGTGGCGCAGGCCATCGTGCCCTACGGGCACTGGGGCTCACCCCATTACCGCATTGCGTTCTGCAATGTCCAGTACATCTCAGGCGCCTTGTGCGTCTGGACCGGCAAGTGGTATCGCACCGTATTTGTCTGACCGATTCCCGAACCAGTTACCCCGCACCCTAGCCATGTCCTACACACTTCAGCTCCACGCCGATTCCGGCAACTGGGCCTGTCCCACTGGTATTGATGTCAAGCACGCCTTCAATAAGCAAGAGGTCGCAGACCTTCTGCATGATTGGGCAGATACTGTTGGGCGTTACGACGACAAACGGTGCGCCTCCGCCCTTGTCTGGAAAGGCGAGCACGCCGACGTAACAGATTTGTCCCCCGATTACGAACTCCAGTTCGGCCCTCGCATGGGCGTTGTTTGGCACCCCGCTTGACTGATTCCTGAACTGAACGTCTTTTCACTGATTCCCATGCAGTTTGCATCTCGTCGGGCCACCTGCCCTGGTTACCTGGAATTCATCTGGCGCGCCGATGTCCCCCGCGAACCAGGCGTCAACCCTCAAGCCATAGCCCTCATCACCGAGGCCGGCGGCGCCTTCCACGGCATGTACGGCCTCCACACCGTGGTTGCTTTCACCGTCTCCGCCTGCAAGGCGGAACTCTTCTCCCTCATCGAGGCCAAACAATGACCTACGAGATCTACGCCACCATCACCGACGAGCTCGGCACCCGTACCGCCCCCACCGGCATCTGGGGCTACAGCCGTGCCGATGTCGTGCTGGAACTCGCTGGCCTAACCCGCCGTCACCCGGACTGCACCTTCTACATAGAAGAAGTGTGCCCCGAGGACGCTTTCAACACCTACTAACCCATTCAGGAACCGCACAAGTGAAGACCCATTTCACCAACCGAGCCATCCCTCCCGTGACGGCCGAACAACTCCGCTCGGTCGGCGTCAATCCCTCCGACCTCTGGTGGTCGCCCACCTTCCACAGCTGGATGTTTTGCGGCCCTCTCTCTGCACAGAACCCATACGCCACCACCGGCGCCACCCTCGCAAAGCTCGGCCTCACCCCTCACCCCGACGCCTGATGGATCCCCACACCAAAGCCACAGAAGTGTGGTTCCTGCTCCATCAGGTGGAGCAGTTGATTATCAACGATCCGGACTACATCCATGTACACCGCGACGTGTCCAACTGCATGGACCGGGTTGAAACAATCCAGCACGACATAGAGGTATCCGGCCAATGAAAACCCGCATCCGCAATTATGCCCAGCTATCTCCCTGTTAAGCCATGAAAATCGACAACATCCAATTCACGCGCAAGTTCTCTGTAACCCTTGTGCGTTACGACGACTCCGTGCACGGAATGATCCTAGAAAACATCGTAGGAGTGGATCCTCACCGCATCCAGCAAGGCTGGAAGTTCGTCTCAACGTCAGGCGACGTAGAGCTCGCCGCCACCTTTAACGAGGCCCAGCGCAAAGCCGCTGAGTCGCTCCTGCGTTCCTACGCCTGACTCGCCCCCAGAGCCCTTCCCCTTGCGGGTGGGCTCTCTGGGCGCATCGCGCCTCATCCTCTCTCGCTGTGAGTTACAAGCAATGCGTAAGCCAATCGGCTTCGTGATCGACCGTGGCATCTCGCCAATCGACGGCCAACCATATGTCGCCATCGCGACACTCAAAAGCACCAACGCCAAGACCGGCGACATGGTGCAGGTCTTCATCCTCCGCCCGGATGTGCACCCGCTCGACGCCATCGCGTCCGGCGACGACCGAACGATCTGCGGTGACTGCCCGCACCGCCGTCGCCAAGTGTGGGACGCCAAGCGCAAGCGCTTCAAGTGGGTGCGCTCTTGCTATGTCGACGTGGGCAAAAGCGTAGGCAACGTCTGGCACGCCTTCGCCCGGGGCTCGTATCCCGAGTACGACCCCACGCTCCACGCCCGCTACCTACGCGGTCGCCGCATCCGCTGGGGTGCCTATGGCGATCCGGGCATCCTCAACGCGCCCGTAGTGCGTAACCTCAACGCCATCGCCGATGGCCACACCGGCTACTGCCACCAGTGGCGCCAACCATGGGCGCAATGGGCGGTTGGCCTGTTCCAGGCCTCGTGCGACAGCTTCCAGGACTATCTGGACGCCTCCGCCATGGGCTGGCGCACCTTCGCTGTCGTCCCCCAGGGCGACACCCCCTACAGCGGCAAGCTTTGCCCCGCCACCGCCGCCGACTCCCAGGCTCAATGCCTGACATGCCGCCTGTGCGACGGCGCCAAAACCGACATCTTTGTCGAGGCCCACGGCGTCGGCGCTTCGTTCGTCGGCGTCTGACCTGTTCCTGAATCAGTTGACCTATTGCCATGACCCATCTACGCTCCAAGCGCGCACCGCGCCGCCGCCCCATGCCCCCATGGATCGCTGCCGAGCACGTCGCCGGCTTCCTTCTCGGCCTGGCGCTCGCCGCCATGGCCATCGACTACGGCTACCAGCGCCCCTCGCAGACGCTGCCCCCGACGCCCACCGTCTACGCAGGCCCATGACCTACTGCCCTGATCCGCGTCCGCTCTCCCCACCGGACGCACCCGAGCCCGTGCTCGAGCCCCACCCCGTCTGGCACTTCCTGTCAGACGACTGGGAGCACGAGCACTGGGTGGAAGACCCCACCGAGGTCGACCTACTCCTCAGCGAGTACGCCAAACGTGGCGAACCCTTCACCTTCCGCCAGCTACTGGTGACCGATTAGCGAACCAGTCAGCAGCCAACCGTTTTCAAAGAACTATGACCATCTCTTTCGTAAAGCGCCGCGAGCGCACCTATGTGCCCACCGGCGAAGTCGGCCAGCACCTCTCCCGAGCGCGTGAACTTCAACTCGAGATCCAGCGCCTAACCGCTGCGTATGACGCAGAACGCGACTGGCTCCTGAGCCACATGCAAACCAAAGCGCTCACCAACGTCGCCCTAGGCGAGGTCAAGTGCGTACTCAAGCAGCGCAATCGCTGGATCTACTCCATCGAAACGCAGCGCGAGATGGAGCGCCTACAGATCACCCAGAAGTGGGAACAATCCCGCGGCATCGCTAGTAACGAACCCTCTTTCTATGTCGCCCTCAGTGGGGCTAGCGCATGAACAAATACCGCTTCGAGTACACCTACCTCAACAACGGCACCTCCAACTGGGGTTGCTATGTCGACGCGCCCAGCGCCGCCGAAGCCTGGGCGCTGTTTGAGGCCACGCATCCCCCATCCCGCTGCGTGGTTCACCGCATGCGCCTCTTCTGGGACGGCTCCACGAGTCGCCCTGTATCTAACAACATCAACCTCGTCAAATGAGCCCTACGACTTTCACAACGCTGACAGCACACGATCAGTGGCGCACCTTCCTCGCTATGGAGAAACACGGCGGCGGCTTTTGCTCCGCTCTAGCGCAGGCCTGGTACAAAGCCGACCAAAACAACAAGCGCCGTATCGAAATCGCCTTTCCCCACCTATTGGAAAGCTTCGGCCCCAATTCCTCGTTCTTCTACATGCAGAACCAGTGACGCGCACTATCACCTTCGACATCATTCGCGAGCTCGGCAGCGAGCCGCGCCTCTCCGTCCAAGTCGACGGCCGTCACATTGGCCTCGCGTCGCTTGCCCCCGAGGACGTCGGCCCCTGGATCCAGGGCTTTATCGCCGCACTCCCCCCGCTGGAGGAGTGATGCGCCGCCTTTCCCTCGCCCTTGTGGCCGCACTCTGCGCCCCAGCGCAGGCCCGCGTCGTGACAAGCACTGTTTATTCGGATTGGTACCAAGGCCGCACCACCTATTGCGGCCAGACCTACCAGCACTGGGGCGTGAGCGCCGCCCATCCCTGGCTCCCCTGCGGCACCCGAGTGCGCGTTTCTCACCGAGGGCGATCCCTCACGGTGCCCATCACCGACCGGTGTGATTGCGCCTCGCTCGATCTCTCGGCCGGTGCCGCCTATCGCCTGGGCGTACCCCTCGACGGCATCGCCGACGTTCACATCAGCTACTGATCAAATGCAAACAACATCTCTCACCCTTCCCACCGTTCACCTGAACGGCACCTCCCGCCAGATGCTGGCCGAGGGCTACTTCAACGCCTACCGCGCCCTGCAAAACGCCATCCGCACCTTCAACGAGATCGAGCACAACGCACGGGATTACTACGTCGCCGGTCCCGGCGCCTGGCCCCAGGCCGCGACGCAACGCGACGTGATGCGCTCCCACCTGCGCTCCGTGCAGGAATACCTCGAAGCCCACCTGATTCACCTAGGCGAATGAACGACCCCACCTTCAACCTGCTCCAACTCGAGCGCCGTCCCAACTGGTACGACCACCTCTCCCAGGTCGAGGCCGCCATGGCTGAGCAAGACCGCATTGACGGTGCCCGCTGGCGCGCCGGATGGACCGGCGACGAGGGCGGCTGGTACGCCCCCTGCGGCATGCACGAATCCGACTGGGAGCTCGAGGGCTACCCCTTCCCCGAAGACCCCGAGTTCCCCGCCTGGGCTGCAGCCTTCTACCACTACGACACCCTCGACGCTGCCGCCCCATGAAGTTCCACCTCCCCTCGCTCCAGGCGGCAGCCCACATCGCTTCCGCCTCTCAGAAAGAGCGCTACCCCTTGCGCCTGGTGCAGGTCGTGCGCCGCCCCGGGGGCGGCCACCGCTACCTCGCCACTTGCGATGGCCACATCGCCATCGCCTGCGACCACCGCTGCGAGCAGACCGTCTCCGCGACGCGCGCCGGCACTTACGCCACGGAGCAGCACCGCGTCCCCCTCGAAGACACCCAGCTCCCCGAGGGCGTCGTCACCTTGATCTGGGCCGACAGCGTCCCCAAGCGCAAACCTACCCAGCGCGAGATCGCCGACGACAGCGCCTGGATCCCCGAGAGCGACCTCCAAACCTGGCGCATCCTTGACGGCGACACCCGCCTCGAGATGCTGCCCGGCGACCGCATCCCCGGCGATCCGCACACCTCGACCCTGCTCGAGATCCCCCGCCTGCACAAGCTCCTGCGCGAGTTCGTACCCGGCAACTACGTCGCCGGTATCTCGGCCCGCGTGAACGGCCGCTACCTCGGCCTGCTCTCCCGTGCTTCGGAGCTCCTCGCCCGGGCCGTGCTCGTCAAGAGCATCCACGGCGACCTCTACGGCGACACGCCGTCGCTCGAGTTCTTCACCGACCACCCCCTCGAAGGCGCCCCGGTCCTCGTCGACCTCACCGCCCAGCGCTGGGACGACCCCGACGCCTTCACCGCCTGGGCGCAACTCATGCCCATCCAACGCCGCCGCGAAGGCATCCGCGGCAAACAATCCCTCGCCGCAGTCGCATGATCCACCCCCATTCCCGGCGCTCCAGCCAGCGCGTCACGATCACCGTTCCCTTCCACGTCCACGAGCGCATCTGCAGCATTGCTAACGAGCAGGGCCGCTCCAACTCGAATCTCATGGCCTACATGCTCGAGCGCGCCGTTGAGATCCTTTTCCCCTCGTCTGACTCAACCCGTTTAGGTTGAGCTCTCGCCCCAACCCCTCTAGTCTTGCCCCGAGGGGCGCGCCTCGGCACAACGCGCACTCATCTACGCAGCCAATCGACTCAAGTGACTTTCACCGCCAACCGCGTCAGCACCGCCTACGCCGCCGACGGCACCGGCCCGCTGGTCTACGGCCGCTACCGCGACAAGGGCTACGCCGTGAACCCGCTCATCGGCCGCGTCGGCACCATGGTCCCCGAGAACGTCACCGCCCGTGACGCCTTCGAGATCGCCGGCCTCAACTGGACCGCCGACAAGCGCCCCGCGTTCTTCATGGGACCGGACGGCCCGATGCAGTCCCCCGAGCACTGCTCCATCGTCCGCAGCGACACCGACGCCCTGCTCGGCATCCACGGCTCCGGCTACACCCCGGTGCAGAACGACGCCCTGATCAACCTCCTCGACTACCTCCACGAGGACGTCACCATCGAGAACGTCCTCTCGATCCGTGACGGCCGCAAGGTGTTCGCCACCGCCTCAATCGACACCGAGGACGAGGTCGTCCCCGGCGACAAGGTGCGCCGCTACTTGCATCTGTTCAACTCCCATGACGGGAGCTCCGGCTTCGGCGTGTTCTTCAGCGACGTCCGCCTGCGCTGCGCCAACCAGCTCGCCTATCTCACCGGCAAAGCGGTGGGCAAAGCCGTCGCCAAGGGCGCCGGGCTCCGCGCCAAGCACACCGCATCCGTCACGCAGTTCGCCGAGCGCCTCCCGCTGCTGATCGACCTGGAGCGCCGGAGCTTCCGCCAATCAATCAACGAACTGCGCGACCTCACCAACGTGCAACTCACCACTGAGATCGCCCGTCGCGTCCTCGAGACCACCTACGCCGACAAGCTCGCCACCCCTTACAAGGACAAGTCCGGTGCCACCCGTCCCCGCACCCTCGGTGACATCCCCGAGGTCGCCACGATCCGCAGCCACTACGCCGGCGAAACCGGCCTAGGGATCCGCGACATCCCCGGCGTGGCCGGCACCGTCTACGGCTTGTTCAACGCCATCACCCAGGCCGAAACACACGACGTCGGCCGCGCCAAAGACGAAACCGAGCGCGCCCGCATCCGCCTTACCAGTCTTTGGGGCGGGGAAAGTGCACGCCGCATCACCCGTGCACGTGAAGCGTGTCTGGCATTGGTATGACGTTGCTTTTACCTCCGTGTGATTCGGAAGAGCGCAGTTTGTTTGAGCAGCGCTTCTGGTCCAAGGTGCAAAGGGGAATGGGCAATGAGTGTTGGGAATGGCAAGGATGCCTTAAAGGCTCCGGTCTCGGTTACGGCGCCATCTGTCTACGAGGACGGATGGTCCGCGCCCATCGTGTTGCATTAGCCCTCTCACTTAATAGAGAGCTTTTACCTACTGAGCATGCTTTGCATACCTGTGACAACACACGTTGCTGCAATCCAGCGCATCTTTATGTCGGTGATCATGTACAAAACATGAAAGACACGGCATTGAGAAACCGCAGGGTAGGGCTGAAAGGCTCAGCAAACCCCAGGGCCAAACTTACTGAAGGGGCTGTGCGGATCATTCGCGACTCGGACGCTCCTCTTAATGTCATGGCAGAACGCTTTGGCGTAGACGCATCTTTAATTAGCCTTGTCCGACTCCGCAAGGTATGGAAACACGTGGCCTAACCTTACGTCCTCCACTCGTTGCCCGCGGCAAGCTTGTCTTGCCCTTGTGTGATTTCGGGGCTTCAGCCCCTTTTATCCACACAATTCTTTCACTCTTTCTCTAATGTCCGAAAGCAACATCATCGTTACTAAGAACCAAAGCCTGATCGCTTGGCTCAATGACAAGGGCGTCAAAGCACCCGTGCTCGAGTACGCCAACCCTGGTGATGTCGCGCACCGTCACGTCTACGGCATCGTCCCCTACTGGATGGCCGCCTTCGCCGAGTGCGTCTCCGAAGTCACCATGCCCGGCCTTGACCGCGCTGACCGCGACCGCTTCAACCGCGGTGTCCTCTCCGTCCAAGAGATGGACGCCGCAGGCGCCGAGCTCGTCACCTACCGAGTGCGCCGCGTTTGAGAAAAACGCCCTGGGCTCTCACCCCCAGGGCGGATCATCCACGCAGGTCGCTGTGAGTTCACCGAGCCTGCGCGCTCCCACCCTATGGGAAGCGCGGCAGAATGACCAAGCGGGCCCTGCCCTCAGCCGCACCAACCCGCACCGCGTTCTTCACCGCCCGTCGACATGGACACATCCATGGCAGGTTTTGCTGCGTATGAACTAATGCAGATCACCACAGGAATAGCGCTTTACACCACCTTTGCTACAGCCAATGAAATCCTAAAAGCCAATGCAAATCTCAAACAACGTGGCATCGATTCCCGCTTTGTTCCTGCAGGATCCTTTGTCATGCCGTCACTACACCACTAGGTATGTGATTCGCACCGAGGCCGGCTTCCTCGCCGCCTGCACCGGCATCGGTGGCGTCCCTGTCGAAGAGGTCTCAGACCCCTTCGCCGCGGTCCGCTTCGCGGATCTGGACACCGCCGGCCTACGTGCCCGAGCTCTTCTCAAGCTCGGTTGGTCCAACCTCCGCATCGTGGCGCTCCGCGCTCCGCTGTTCTGAAATCATCCACGCATCTCGTCATGACTCAATCGTTCTGGACTTCACTCGCCTCGTATTGCCAAGAGCTCGCCCCTGTCGCCGGCCCTCTGCTTAGTGCCGTCGGTGACACCGCCGAGGCTGTCGACCGCGCCGGTCGCCAGACGAAGTCACTCCGCTCCGCTTCGCGCGCGCTCGAGGCAGACCTCCTCGCCACCGAGGACGACTTCTAATCACCCCATCGCACCCTGTTCATGTCTGAGACCACTTCCCACTCGTTCATGCCAGGGTGCGACCCCCTGGTGCAGTTGGCCCGCACCGAGCTCCTCGACACGCTCTACGCCTACGACGGCCGCGATCGGAGCGACCACCCATTGCACCACACCTACACGGGCCTCTGGCAGAAGTACGTCGGCAGCACCTACGAGGTCGCATGAACTCAGACGATCTCCTTGTCGATTACTACGTCGATGCCCACGGCCACGACTGTTACCGGATCTGCATCCCCGAGAGCGGCCCTTGTTCCATCGTCTCCTCCGCCCATCTCATCGATGAGCGCAAGACGCAACTCCTCCGCATGTATCCCCAATGCCCCCCGTCATCGTCTTCGGATTGACCTGGCTCCTGGGAATCCTCGCCGTCACGATCTATCTCACTCAACTCGCATGAAGCGCTACGCCGTCCTCGTCATCGCCCTGGGCCTTGTGGTCGGTGCCACCCTCCGCTGGGCCACCAGCCCGATTAACCCCACCACCTCGCCTAACGCCCCCGACCAATGGGAGTAAATCGCATAGGTCCTCCATGCCCCGAGTGCGGCTCCCTCGTCACCGACGTGAAGCGCACGACCCGCAGTACCCAAGGCCACTTCTGGCGGCGCCGCGACTGTCCCTGCTGTGGTCACCGGTTCCAAACGATCCAACACACCGAGATCGTGATTCCGACCGGCTCCGTGGAATGGAGCGGGCACAACGTCCGCATCCATTGGGCCGACTTCCGCTCTCACCTCGCCAAGCTCCTATCCACATGCTGAAAAACGACATCTGGATCCGCGTCCGCGCTGCTGGCGGCATGATCCAGCCCTTCGAGCCTGACCTCATCCGCCAGATCGAAGACCGCAAGGTATTGAGCTATGGCTGCAGCTCCTACGGCTACGACCTTCGCCTGTCACCCCGCGAATTCCTCGTGTTCCGCCACGTCCCCGGCACCGTGATGGATCCCAAGGAATTCAACCCCGCCAACCTCGAGGCCGTCCCCTTGCACGAGGACGAGCGCGGCAGCTACTTCATCCTCCCTGGCCACAGCTACGGCCTCGGGGTCGCCCTGGAGTACCTCGCCATCCCCTCGAGCATCACCTGCCTGTTCATAGGTAAATCCACCTACGCCCGCATGGGCGTGATCGCCAATACGACCCCGGGCGAAGCCGGCTGGAAAGGCCACCTCACCCTGGAGTTCAGCAACTCATCCGGCGCTGACTGCCGCATCTACGCGAACGAAGGCATTGTCCAAGCCCTGTTCTTCGAGGGCGAACCCTGCGCCGTCTCCTACGAGAACCGCGAAGGCAAGTATCAAAACCAACCCGAGAGCGTCACCTTGGCGCGGGTTTAGTACTACACACTACGAGGTTTAACAATGACTCAAGAACTTTCACCCGCCACACAAGCAGTGCTGAACGCCGTGACGCTTAAGCGCTACGACGTGCCGTATTACGCCTGTCCGAACTCGATTGACCAGATCAAATCCGATGTCGCTGCCGCTTTGCGAGCTGCTGCAGATCAGGTTTTGCCGGGATCTCCGGCCATGATTCCGAGCCTGTTGATGGTGCGCTATCGCCTCCTCGCTATCGCCACCGAGCTCGAAGCCCAATAGACACCTTCCCAGCCCTCTCACACCCCACATAACGTCATAACGATGTCGTCAAAGCGCCTCGAAACCAAAGTCTTCCTCACCCCCGAAGAACGCCTCCGCCTCGACACCGAAGCCGCAGCGCTCCTCATCCCCCGCGGTCAACTCATCCGCGAGCGAGCCCTAGGTAAGGCTCCGGCGCCTCGCCCTACACCTCGCGCCTACGCCCAGGCCGTCGAGAACGCCGCTCGTGTTGTTTCCGGCGTACCACGCCCGCATCTCGAAGCCATCGTTGCTTCAGTGGTGACAACCCTGGCGCAGTCCGATGCGGCTTAACGAGCACTATTCCCTGCCCCATTTAGTAGCAACATTCAAACGCGCAGCCGCCCTCCATCCCGAGGGCGATTGCATCGAGCACGGGCTTCGTGCCGTTCTCCACGACGTCACCGACGCCGCGCGCCTTGCCGCTGCCCGAGACCTGCTGCGCTACGACCACCGCTCCCTTTATGAGTTCTGCGCAGCGCTCGAATACGCCATGCGCAAACCTACCTAGACTCGGAACGTATCAGCCATAAGCAGTACAAATCCGCACATGCCGAGGACGAATCCATCGCCGATCGACGGCCTCCGTGAGCAAGAACGCATGGCGGCAGAACTTCTCGCCCGCGGAAAGAACTGCCGTGAAGTCTCTCGAGCTTTAGGTATTAGCGAACGCGCTCTCTACAACTGGCGTAAAAAGCCCGTTGTTCAACGTGCTATTTACACTCTCCAGCAAGAACTAATCGATACCAGCGAGTCGCGTGGCCTCGCCCTCATGCCCGAGGCGATCTCCACGCTGACCGAGATCATGAACGACCCCAACGCAAGGGCATCCGACCGCATCGCCGCCTCTCGCGCCTTGCTCAACGGCGCCGCCGCCTACCAGGAGCGCAAGATGCTCGAGCGCACGGTGTCCGACCTCGAGCACCAGATGTACGGACTTCTCCAGATCCCCAGCGAAGAGGTCAAAGAATCCCCCGAGGACGAGTACCCCGAGCTGCTGCGAAGCGCTGACCCCGAGGACGAATGACCGCCTCCCTCGCGCAGCTGCAGCGCCGGGCCGACAAGCTCCGCCTCGAGCTCGCCCGCCGCAAGGCGCGCTCCGCCAACTTCGACCCCGCCGTCGCCCCGACGAAGCTCCCCGGCGTGGAGGACTGGCCCGCCTTCGCCAAGCGCACCTGGATCCGCACGAGCGGCACCGTGGCCCCCTTTGTCCCTTACGAGTACCAAGAGGCGCTGGTGCGCTCCATCAACAAGCACCCCAACACGATCATCAACAAGTCGCGCCAGATGGGCGCCTCGGAGACGGTCTGCTCCTACCTGCTCTGCCGGGCGCTCACCGAGCGCGGCTTCGCAGCGGTGATTTTCTCCAAGACGCAGCAGGACGCCTCCGAGCTCGGCCGCCGTGTGCGCGCCATGGCGAACAGCATCGAGGGCGAAGCGATCCGCTACTTAACGGACTCCAACACGCAGATCGCCATCGAAGGGCGTGGCACGTTGTACTTCCTCCCGGCTTCTCCTCGCGCCGCCCGCGGTATCCCCAGCTGCTCCGTCCTCTTCATGGACGAAGGCGCCTTCCTCGACGGCGCTGCCGAGATCTACCGAGGCGCCATGCCCACGCTCTCCATGGTGGGCGACGCGGCCAAGGTGATCGTCACCTCGACACCCGACACAGAGCTCGATTGGTTCGGTCAGCTCTGGCACCAAGGCACCCCCGAAGACTGGTACGACTACGTCCGCCGCCGCGAGATCGAAGCGCTCAACGACCGCCTGGCCCTGGTGAACGACAGCTGGAACCGCGTCGCGATCCACTACTCACAGCACCCGATCTACGGCCACGACCCCCAGTGGGCCCGGAAGACCCGCGAATCGCGCCGGATGACCCAGGCCGCATGGGACTCCGAATACGAGCTGGCGTTCGGCGCGACCGACACCCAGGTGTTCCCATCGGAACTGGTGCGCCGCGCCACCCGAGGCCACTGGCGTGAGTGTGGCTCCGTCGGCCGCACCTACGTGATCGGTGTCGACCCCAACGCCGGTGGCAACGATTACTTCACAGCGATCGTGCTGGACATCACCGAAACGCCCTACGAGGTCGTTGGCATGTACCACGAGAACGGCAAGAGCACCGATTACAGCTTGCGCCATGTGAAAAGCCTCATAGAAGATTACCTTCCAGAGCGGGTAATCGTGGAGAAACAAGCAATGGGCGCTGTGATCGCAGAAGCGCTCTCCACTGCTTTGCCCAAATATGCTATCGAAACCTTCAACACCAGCCGCCCTAGCAAGATCGTTGCTACCGATCGCATCCTGTTCCTGATGGAGCACGACGACCTGATCTTCCCCGAGGGCGCCATTCCTAATGAGCTTCGCGCTTTCCAACAGAAAGAATCCGGCCAACGAGAAGCTGCATCTGGAGCACACGACGATTGCGTCATGGCTCTAGCGTTCGCCTGTCACGCCATTCCAGAGACTCCAAATACTGCAGGATTCTTCGCTCACATTTAATTGTATGCCGTATTACCGCAAACGCATGAGCGATAAGGACTTCTACTTATCGCAAGCGCGCCGTCCATTACGTAAAGACGCCTTCTCTCGCTTTCGCGGCGTGACCAAAGGTACTGCCACGCATCCCTATCGAGCTGCTATCACTCACATGGGAGTGCGCTACCAGATTGGCGTCTACACCTGTGAAATCGAAGCCGCCCGTGCCTACAACGAAGCTGCCTTGCGCATTGTTGGGGACTACGCGATTCTCAACGACATCCCGAGTCCGGGGGCTTAGCTATCTGGTGAAAGCAGCCGACTCATAATCGGCCTCAGGCGAGTTCGATCCTCGCAGCCCCCATCCATTCGTAGATCGCGTCTTCCCGGTGCGCTTCCCAGAAGCACTGAGCCCGGAACCACACGAGCCACTCCTCGGAACCCTTCGCCCGGTTGCACGTCGCGCAGGCCGCCACCAAGTTGCGCTGCACTGTGGGCCCGCCGCGACGTTTCGCCTTGACGTGATCCAGCGTGCCCGCTGGGGCTCCGCAGTACGCGCAGCAACCATCCCAGGAGCTCAAGATGCCCTGGCGGAATCGCAACTTCGCAAAGCGTTTCGAGCAGAGGAGGGACCCATCGATGTGATGGTCCAACATGCGCCGTCCGGCCGCTGACCAAGCGTACCGAGACCGGCTAAGCGAAGCATTGAAAAGGTTACCTTACGTATCTAACTAGCATCGATAACTTTAGTCTATACAAAAAGGCTCACTAACAAGTTTCTCTCGCAGTGTCGACGCTCAGCGATAATCTTTCTATATCAATCAGCCCTACGGCCACCGTGGAAATGAATGCTGATAATTTCCGGAATGATGGTGCGTTAGTAAATGTACTGTCCGGCATGGGTCTAACGACCAAGGACAAGACAGTTGCTACTTCTGTAGGCTCTAAACCCATTCTCAGCGAGGGCGAGCTCGAAGCCCTCTACGTCCACGGCATCCCCAGACGCTACGTCGATGCCATTTCCGATGAAATCCTGCGCCACAGGACCACGATCAAGCTTGGCGGTGACGAGCAGCAGAACGCCAACGACCTGATCGCCGACTTCGAGGAGTACCTCAAGGTCACCCAGTTTCACCACGCCTTTGCCGAGGTCGTCAAGCTTCAGCGCCTCTACGGCGGTGCCGGCCTGGTGCTTCTGATCGATGACGGTCTCCCTCCGGAGGAGCCCGTCGACCCCGCGCGGATACGCGCTGTCCGGGGCTATGTGCCCCTCTCCCGCTGGGAGCTGATTCCGGAAGACTTCTCGATCACCGACTACACCAAGCCCTCGCACTACCGGATCACCACCGCGCAGCGGCTCACATCTGAGCAACAAGGGCAATATGTCAATGTGCGCATACACTCATCCCGCGTAGCGCGCTTCGACGGGCTGTACCTGCCCTGGAACGTCCGAGTGCGGAACACCGGCTGGGGCCTTCCGGTGCTCCAACTCGTCTGGGAGGCGTACAAGCGCTACGAGACCGCGATGTCGGGCCTGGAGTCGATGACCACCGACTCCGATCTCTTTGTCCACAAGATCCCCGGTCTTTTCAACCGCATCGCTTCCGGCAACGAGAGCGATCTGCGCAAGCGCCTCGAGGCCAACAACCTCAGCCGCTCGGTCTACGGCGGCATGGTCGTCGACACCGAGGAGGAGCTGAGCTTTCTCAACCGCGCACTCAGCAACATCGCCTCGGCGACCGATCCCTTCGTAAAGGATCTCCAAGCAGCGACCGGTTGGCCTGCCTCGATCCTCATGGGCGACTCCCCCGGGGGCCTGGGCAAAGAGGGACGCTTCGAAGAGCGCGTCTGGGCAACCCTTGTCGAGCAGTGGCAGGAGCTCTACTGCCGAACGGCGGTGACCGAAGTCTTCACTTACATCCTCGCCTCGCGCGAAGGACCAACCCGAGGGCGGCCCCCTCAGAAGTGGAGCGTCGAGTTCCCGAGCGTTTTCACCGAGACGGCAAGTGAAAAGACTGCCTTACGTCTTCAGGTTGCTCAGATCGACGCCCAATACATCAATCTTGGTGTCCTAAACGCTCTCGAGGTGCGCGAAGCCCGCTTTGGAGGCACGGAGTACAGCATTGAGACAACCCTTAGTGAAGTCATCACTGAGCAGCTCGTTACTCAAGCAGACGCATCATTCCAGAGCCAAATGATGAGCTATCAGGCCCAAGCGGACGCACTGAACAACCCGCCTGCACCTATTGAAGGTGAACAGCCGCAGGAGGAGACTGCAGAGTCACCCCAACCAGAGCAAGAATCAAAAACAGATTCAGCAGAACAGATTTACGTACACGGATACCGCATTAAAGAAACGCATCGGAAAAACGATGTATGTATAGGGTTTTTAGTAGCACCTGATGGGCAAAGAATTGATGCAGGAGTAAACGCTCCGCTATTCGTAGTAGGTCCTCAGCGCGCTCACGGACGCAAGCTCTACCGAGCTCGATTCGATGTGGAGGGGCAGCTGTCTGACGGTCCCTATGCCATTGGTTTCCGCACACTGCAAAGCGCCAGGCGGGCAGTCGCCTCGTTCTACCCGCGGCAGACTGTAGCCGGGCTCTCCCCTGTATCCGAGGGCGAAGCAGAAGCCCTCCGCGCCGGATGGGAGCAGTACTGATGGGAAACCAGACTCCTGAGACCATCCGCACCGCGGCGTACCTCGCAGCTCGAGAACGCCTCGACGCTCGCAAGACCACGCGCAACGTCCAGTGCAACCCGCCCAACATTCGGTGCGGCAACCGTTGCATCCCTCCTACCTGGGATTGCCGCCTCAAGGGTCAAGGGACTGACCCCCACCTGCGTGCCGTCAAGACCGACCCCCTCGGCGGCCTCGCCAACATCCAACGCGGCTTCGGTCGAATCAGCCGAGGAGTCGTCCGCGGCAACTTCTCCGAGGTCGAGGGCGGCAAACGCGCCATCATCCGCGGCGCCGTCAAAGTCGCCCCGGGCAACATCCAGCAGAAGAAAGAGCTCCAGAAGAAGCTCGAAGATCGCACCCGTGCCATCGGCATCGGCCTAGCCGTCGTCACCGGCGGCCTCGGGATCCACGCGATCCTGATGAAGAACAACACCTTCGGCTACCGAAACGGCCTCGGCGCCGACATCAACAGTGCCACCCGTGCCGGCATCAGCAGAGTCCTCGACTCGCTGCCGTTAGTAGGGGCACAACGAGCTCGTACCCGCGAATCTGTATCAGGTGCCGTTGGAGCTGCCACTGCGCGCTTCGCCACCGAGGCCGTATCCGGTCCCGACGTCATGCGCGCCACCCTGGGCACAGGTGGCGAAGCGATGCTCTCCCGCGCCCCACTGCGCGACAACGCGGGCCAACTCGTCGTCGACACCAACCGCGTCGACCGCGAATCCAGCTCCGACAACTTTTACACCTGGAACCAAAAGCACCGCGAAGCCTTCTGGACTTCCAGCATCAATGAATCCGGCGTCGGCGCTGACCGCAACTCCAAGTTCAGCGTCTTCGCTCGCCCCACCGCTGAAGAACACCTCGCCCGCCAGTTCAATCTCACCGGCGACGAGGCCCTGACCACCCGCTCCATCAAAGACGCCATCACCGCCCGGGTCGAAACCGAGCGTGGTGACCTCATCGCCCTGGCCAAACAACAAGGCTTCCGCGTCTCCCGCTCTGGTGGCCGCGAATCCATCAACGAAGCCGACCTCGGTACCTTCATGCGCGGCGTGGTCCGCAGCAGCGGAGGCTCTGCCGGCTACTCCCCAGCAATCCGCCGTGAGCTCGAAGGTCATATCGAGGGCGTCCTCACCCGCAGCCCCGCTGCCTATGCCAACACCATCTACGGCCGCACGGTCCGTGGTTTCAACGACTTCTACAAGGAAGTCGGCGACATCGCCCGCAACACCGCGGGCGCCAGCACTCTTGACCCTTCCCTCCGTCAACGCGGCTACGGCGAGATCCTCGGTTCCGCCGACCTCACTCGAGCGCGATACCTCTCAGGCCGGATGGGGCTGACCCGCCCCGTAGCAGGTGACGCCCACGCTGAGCTGATCCGCACCGCCTACTTCGCCACCCGCGTCGCCGGCACCCGGAGCAGCACCTACTCCATCACCGACCGCCTCGCCCTCAGCGCCGCTTCCGAGCTCGCAGGCCGTCCGATCACAACGACCGCAGACGCCATGCGCCTACTCCAATCCGATTACGGCTTCACCGGCGCTGTCCGCGTCCGCTCCCCCCGCGAAGCCACACCCCGCGCTGCAGCACCCAGCACCACCGGCCAACCCCGCCCCGCCCGCCGCCGTGTTCGCTCCCGTTCCGAGCTGATCCGCACCCTCACGCAGGGTGGCCTCTCCCCCGAAGCCGCCGCTGCCGAAGCGGATCGGATCATCGCCAGCCGCGGCGACGAAGCCGACTGCTCCCCCGAGCTCGTCCGCACTGCCACCTACCTCGCCGCCCGCGCCGACTTTCAGGAGGGCAAGCGCCTGGGAAAGCCCTGTGGCGCCTCGCACATTCCGAAGGCGCATGAATGCCGGAAGGGCCAAGGCGCCCCTACCCCCGAGAGCGACCAAAAACGCAAAGCCGCAATCATCGCGGCTGTCGCCGGGGGCGCAGTCGCCCTGGCTGTAGCCGGAAGCGTCGCCTACAACCTCAAGACCCTGAGCGATCCAACGAAGTCTCCCCTGGCTCCGAGCCCGGGCATCAAAGACCTCGTCAAGTCCATGAAGCAAGAGGCCGGCACCAAAAGTGCCAGCGAAGCCATGGGCTACTACTACACCCAGAAATCCGGCCTCAAACCGGGTGACGTGGTCTATTTCCGCAACGAGAAAGACCCCGCCGCGCACTTCGGCATCTACCTGGGAGAAGGGAAAGACGGCAAGGTCCGAGCCGTTATTGCCAACACGAACAAGTCCCGCTTCAGCTGGACCGACGTTGCCGAGATCGGCGCCACCAAGCCGGGCCTGAAAACCTCTCAAGCCCTCATGACGCCCCTGGTCAAAGCCCCCGATCCCAAGTTCAAAGCCACCACAGGCACTCCCTTAACCAACGAAGAAGTCGTCAAGCGCGCCATCCGCATCGCCGGCACTGACTACAAGTTCTCCCTGACCAAGGACAACTGCGAGGCCCTCGCCAATGGCATCGCTTACGGCGTCCCCGAGTCTGAACAGCTCCAGCGTTTCCGTCGCGCCACCCGCGCAGTGGTCGACGTCGGTGTCTCTCGCGGGCAACGCCGCGAAGGGCGCGAAGCCATCTATCAAGGTCGCGCTCAAGGCCGTGGCTACACCGCAACCGAGTTCGTCACCTTCCTCCAAGGCCAACGCGAATTCAGCTCCCCGGCAGGCAAAGACCTCGCCAGGCAGTACGCCCAGTACTTCGAGGGCTCCCGCCTTGATGCGGAGCGCGCTGCCGGCGGCTTGATCAGCCCGGACGAGCTTTGGTCTCGCATCAAGACCTACGGCCCTGCGGTGCGGGCACAAGCCATGGCGGACTACCTCCTGATCCAGCGCTCCCAGGTGGAGATGGACCGTGGACGTCGTTGAGCGCTACAACCTGACCCTCCGCACCACCGAGGACGGCACGCTGCGCCTGCTGAACCGCGTCCTCGATCAAAGCTTCAACCGCCTGGTGCGCCGCGCTCGGGTTCACATGCGCGTGGGTTATGCAGATCCTGCATCACGCAACCTCGCCCTACTGCAGGAGTTTCGAAACCTCGTCCCCGCCTTCCGCCCCGACCGAGTCGACGCCTACGACACGCTGCTGCGCAACCTCGTCGGAGAAGCCAGCACCCGCGGGATCGAGGTCGCGTCCAACCTCACCGAACAAATGCGCCCCGACCGCTCCCGCATCGACGTCTCGATCCCCCTCGAAGCCACCGCTGCAGCCGCCGCCCAATCCAAGGGCTACCTCCGCAAACACGGCGAATACTTCGCCACCACCTCAGCCGAGATCGTCGCCCAGGGTGTCGCTGAAGGCCGCCCCACCGATGACATGGTCCGCGACATGCGCTCCCGCCTCGGTGTCGTCAAAGCCCGCGCCGAAGCCATCGTCCGCACCGAGTCGCTGCGGGCCTACAACGACGCCTCCAACACGTACTACGCCACACAAGGCATCGATCTTTGTATGTGGTACGCCACCGCGGACGACCGCTCCTGCGACATCTGTGCCCCCCGAGCGGGCCAGATCTACAAACGCGCCGAGATCAAAGCCCCCTGTCACCCACGGTGTCGCTGCTATCTCGCCCCATGGGATGCCGATCTCGCTGCTATCGACGCCGACTACGCGGGACAGCGCGAACGCCACACCAAAGAAGTGAGCACCGCCATCGCCCGCCTGTCCCCCGAGCTCGTCAACCTCAACCGCGCCGCCGTCTTCGAGCAACTCGCCCCAACGCCCGTGGGATAGAGACGTGATTTATCCCCTTTATGACACGTCCATAAACTGACCGTATCAGGAACCGGGCGGACGCGCCCTATAGCCATGCCCGCCTCCACCAAGAAGTCCGGCGCCTACGAGAAAGGACTTCGCGAAGGCCACGCCGACAAGAACAAGCCCTCCATCGAGATCGAAATCAAGCCCGAGGGCGAAGAGGAAGAGGAAATGGGCACCGAAGAGATGGATGGCGCCAAGTCCCATTCCCGTAAGCGCAGCGCCAAGGGCGCCAAGCACACCAAAGCCCCCATGGACGGTGGCATGTACGGCAAAAAGCCGATGGACGGCGAAGGCTGCAACTGCGGTAAGCGCAAAGCCAAGTGCGACGGCAACTGTGGCAAGAAGATGGACCGCAACGACGCCCTGACCCCTCAGGAGTACCTCGCTGCTTGCGAGCTCGGTATCCAAAACCGCACCCGCTCTTACATCCGCGCCCGCCTCGACACCGCTGAGCGCCTGGACAAGAAGTGCGGGGCTTCTGGCATCGCAGACAATAAAACGTGCCATGTAGGTAGAGGTAAAGGCCCGGTAGGCCGACTCAAAGCAGCCAATAAGACGTGGGAAGCACGTTACGGGAAGCGGCCTAAGACCTCCAATAAAGACAAGATCAAAGCTTTAGGTATTACTGCTCTGGCCGTTGGAGCCGGGGTGGGTGCGGCTGCTTTAGTCAACAAGGTGCGAAACAAAGGAAATAAGCCTGCCGTACCTTTTGATCTTGGAAACATTCGCGTACCAAAACCAGGTGCTATCAATAAGCCTGGAACAGCGAGTGACTTGGCTAAAGCAGCAGATCGCGGTCGACTGAATGAGCTTGAGTCGCTGGCCCGGGGTAACAATCCCGCTCTGGAAGCTCAGATGGAAGTATCAAAAGCGCGTAACGCTGAAGTCCGGAAAGCCTTAGAGAACACGCGAGCGGAGCTAAAGCGCCTGCGCACCGAGATCGGAGTTTGGGGCCCTAACCGCATCAAACCATTTAAGCGCCGGCGCAAAGATTCGGTCTACGCCGCCGGTTTCGAGCTCGATACCGCAACTCTGGAGTTCTGATCAATGACTCTCACCCCCGCCACCCTCCGCCTCGACCTCAAATGCGGCAACGGCGCCATCTCCGAGGGCGAAAAGTGCACCAAGGGCACGGCGCAGAAGGTCGATCCCCAAGCTGCAGCAAAGAAAGAGTTCCGCACATTGATGCGTGACCCCATCGCAGCAAACCGTTTCAACAAAGCGAAGGGCAGCACCAAGGGCGTTGGCAACAAAATCAAAGCCACCGGCGAACTTGCAGCACGCCTTGGTGGTGGCGCTGCTGTCGGTTTCGGTCTAATGCAGACCTTTGAAGGTGCGATGAGGGGCAACCTTGGCGAAGCGAGCCGTGGCTACCGCAACATGCAGCTCGGCGCTTCCGCGATTCAAGTAGCGGCCGCAAGCAAAGCTTCTCGCATGGGCAAAAAAGAGCTCTCCAAAGAATTCCTCAAGAGTGCCGGACGCAACGCCGCTATTGGTGTGGGCCAAGAAGCCGCTATCGGGGCATTTGCAGGGTTCCAGCGTGCTGGAGGTGCAGCTGGTGTTCGTAGGAGCGTGCGTCGTGCCTACCAGGGCACTCGCATGCGCACCTCTGGTATGCGCTCCACAACCAGCGGCACTGGTTGGGCCTCTTCCGCGTACGACCGCCCCCTGAGCGGTCGCCGCGACTCCGTCTACGCCGCCGGCTTCTCCCCCGAGCTCGACCGACTCGCAATCTGAGCCGTGGATCTGACCCCCGCCACGCTCCGACTTGACGCCAAAGGCCGCCCCTGCGGTCAAAGCCACATCGCGGCGAGCAAAACCTGCCGCCAAAAGGGCTCGTTCCCTACACGCAAAGCCATCGCCGCCGGACTCGGTGTCGCTGCTCTCGGAGCCGGGGCCTATGCCCTCACCCGCCAAGGAAACTCTCCAGCCACTGGAGCTACATCCTCGGGACCTCCGCGCCTTCCGAGACTGGGCCCCACCGTGCAGCCACGCCTTCCTGGCCTAACACCTCGAGCCCTTCTCAAACCCGCACCTCCGCGCCAATCCAAGACTCAGCGCATGCGAGCCAACACCGCGGCTGCAGTACGTAATGCCGAGGGCGCCATCGCCCAGACCGCCCGCGAGGAAGTCCGCCGCCTCGGTCAAATCGGCAACACCATGGCCACAACCGGTGAAGCCACCGGCATGGCGATCAAGACCGGCCTGCGCGAGCTGCGTCTCCGTACCGAAGCCGCTCGCCGCCGCTACGAACCCGGCTACCGCTCCCCGGACCAACGCCGCTTACCTGGCGGAATCCAAGCCCAGCTCCCTCGAAGCACCCCCGAGCGCGAAGGCATCCCCATCGATCCCCGCACCGGCCAACCGCGGCGCCGCCGGGCCCAAGGCTTCGGCCGCCGCGACAACTACATCCAGCACTACGCCCCGGTCCAACTCCAACCACCCACCCGCCGCGACGCCTGCTGGGAGGGCTACGAGCAGATCGGTATGAAGCGCAAAGGCAAGCGCAAGGTGCCCAACTGCGTCCCTACCGCCCAGAAGCAAGCGCAAAACGACACCGAGGACGGCAAGAAGTACACCAAGGTCGTCACCAACCCCGAGACCGGCCGCAAAAACACCGTTCGCTACGGCGCCAAGGGCTACAAGATCGCCCCCGGCACCGACAAGGGCGACCGCTACTGCGCCCGCAGCTTCGGTGACATGAAGTCGCACGGCAAGGACTGCTCCGGCCCTGATCGCAACACGCCCCTATGCCTCTCCCGGGCGAAATGGAAGTGCTCTGGAAAGACCTCACGCCGGTGAAACCCGCTCATCCCCCCGAGCACGCCATCACCCGCCTCTGGTTCTGGAACCACGCCGGAGCCCAGACACTTCTGTGCCCCGCCCACGAAGCGACAGACATCCGACGTCGCCTGATCGCCGAGGGCGCCGTGGTCTACCACACCGAGATCTATAACCCTTAGAGCCCTTCGATCAGCCCCGAGGCCGAGATCCCATACAAGTCTGCTAACTCAAATAGCTTTGATACTGCGAACTCAATTTCCCCCTTTTCCAAGCGACAATAAGCTGCTTGACTGATAGCAAGTTTCTCCGCTATCTGCGTCTGCGTGTATCCCGTCTTCCCTCTTAGCTGTCTAATACGCTCACAAAGTGCGAGCTGACGATAGATCGCCACTTCCGGCCATACGCTATCCGAATAAGCCTAACGCTTGCAGCGATAAGCCTTAAGCTGACGCCATGGAAACATCCGTTTCTCGCTACGATTTCGCGCCCATTACGGGCAGCGAAACCACCGACGAGGGTTATCTCCGCGTCTGGTGTCGTGCTGCGCGTGTAGGCACTCAGCTCTACAAGCGCGCGGATGGCTCCCAGGTCCGGGAATACCGTCCTCCAGAAGAGGTCAGTTCCCCGGAATCGCTCTCCACGTTCGGCATGAAACCCGCAACGTGGGGTCACCCACCTGTTCTTCTCGATTCCGCCAATACCAAGCAGTTCCAGGTCGGTTACTCCGGTAGCCAGGTCCGGTACAACGACGGTTTTGTCGAAGTTGCCCTAGTCGTCACTGACCAGGACAGCATCGAAAAGATCAAGCGCAAAGACGCCACTGAGGTCTCTGCCGGCTACAAGGTCGACTTCGACCCGACTCCCGGTATCACCCCCGAGGGCGAGTCCTACGACGGCGTTCAGCGCAACATCCGGGTGAACCACATCGCGATCGTCCCCCGCGGCCGGGCTGGCCCGGAGGTTCGCCTGCTCATGGATCGCATGGATGCGGCCGATGCCGTCGCCTTCGATCCGGCGCTCCAGCCCTGTACACCTGCATCTCCCGTAATGGCTTCCGTCAAACTCGACGGCCTGGAGATCGATCTGCCCGCAGAAGCAGCTAGCGCGGTCCAGTCCTTCGCACGGGACATGGAGCGCCAGCTCAAGTCTGTGACTACTGAGCGCGATCAGCTTGCCACCAAGCTCGATGCGCAGCAGGAAGAGATCGACGCCCTTGCCTACGAAAAAGAGGCCGCTGAAGGCCGAGCCGACGCTCTCGAAGAGCGTGTCACCGAGCTCGAATCCACCTCCTCCAGCCGCATCGACACAGCCGAGCTCGACCAACTCGTCGCTGCTCGCCTCGCCACGCTGCAGAAGCTGGCACCCGCCTTCGCCGAAGACTTCAAATTCGACGGCATCGATAACGAGGACCTCTACGCCCAGGCGTTCGAGAACCTCACAGGCTCCGCTCCTCGCGAAGACGCTGAATCTGGCTACGTCCAAGGCGTTGTGGACGGCATTCTCGCCGCCCGCGCTGATGCCGACGAGGACGAAGCAGGCGAAGAAACCCCCGAGGACGCAGGCGATGAGCCTGAAACCAAGGAGGACCGCGCCGACAGCACCACTTCCCTCCGCGACGCACTGAAAGGTGCCGGCCGTGGCTCTGCTTCCTCGGTAGACACCTACCGCGCCAAGCAAGCGGAAGCCTGGAAGCGTCCCCTCACCGCCACTAAGTAAGGAGTTCCTTCCATGGCCGTTACCTTCACCGCCACTACCGTCACCAACCCCACCGGCGCCCAGGGCAGCTACCCGATGCGCGAAGTTGCCGGTCACGAGGGCATGCTGGCTGACCTGCAGGCCTACGTCTGCCGCAGCTATCGCAACCAATCCGGCGCCGCCATCCCTTATGGCGTGCTGGTTGCAACCGACAACAGCCCCACCAGCAACGACGCCCTCGCCGTCGAGATCGCGACCGGCACCACCCTGATTCAGGGCATCACCGTAGACACCCTCACCATCGAGGGTGCCAAGGCGGGCATGGTGTACACCCCCATCCCGACCCCGATTTATTCGGATGGTCGTCTGGGCTATCCCGACAAAGAGACCGTGAACGTGGTCTCCAAAGGCGTGGTCTGGGTGTATAGCGCCACTGCCATCGCCCTGGGCGACGCAGTCCGCTTCTACAACGCGGACCACTCCGGCACCGTCGCCGGGGCTTTCCTCGGTCGCTTCACCAAGACCGCCGTCGCCAACAAGACCGTCGCCATCACCGGCGCTCGTTGGCTGTCTGAAACCACCGCCGCGGGCCTGGTTCTGCTGGAGATTGACATCCCCGGCATGACCTACTCCGCCGACACTTGATCACGGAGCTTCCTCCCATGACCACCGAAATCCGTAACGACGAGGTCGGCATCTTTCTCGCCCGCGAGCTGGAAACCATCCTGGCTCGCACCTTCGAGGTCGAGTACGCCGACATCAAGTACAGCAGCCTGATCCCCATTTCTTCTGAAGTGGGCAATGGTGCTGACTCCTTCACCTATCGCGTCTTCGACAAGCAAGGCTCGATGAAGGTGATCGGGGACAAGGCCCAAGACCTGCCCCGCGCTGACGTGCTCCGCAAGGAAGTGACCCACCCGGTTCGCTCCCTCGGTGCATCCTTCGCCTACACCATCCAGGAAACCCGTGCCGCCGCCATGGTGCCCGGCATGAACCTGGAGCAGCGTCGCGCCAACGCTGTGCGCCGCGCCTACGAGGAGAAAGTGCAGGAGATCGCCTACTTCGGCGATGCCCCCTCCGGCATGAAGGGCTTCTTCAACAACGACCAAGTCGACAAACTTGTCCCCAACAAGTGGTTCGACACCGCCGGTGTTACCACCGACGAAATGCTGGAACTGCTCAACGAGGCGCCCACCCGCCTCGTGCAGAACTCCAACATGAAGGAGATGCCTAACACGATGCTGGTGCCCTACAACGTGTACCGCGTCATCTCCACCACCCCGCGCAGCACCACCTCCGACACCACGGTGATGGAGTTCTTCCTGCGCACCAACCCGATGATCTCCGCCATCGAGCCCATCAACGAGCTCGAGGCCGGCAAATCGGGCGGCTCCCTCTCCAAGGACCGCATCGTGGTGTACGACCGCAGCCCCGACAAGCTGCAACTGCACATCCCCCAGCCCCTGGAGTTCCTGCCTCCCCTGCGTCAGGCCCTGGAGTTCTCCGTTGCTGCTCACGCACGCATCGGCGGCCTCGCGCTCTACTACCCCAAGAGCGCCATCGTCCTTGAGAAGGCTTGACCTTTTCAGAATCGGTTATCCATTCATCTCGTCTTAGTCATGATCCTCGTTTACCGACCCGAACTTGAAAATCCCCCGATGGACAAAGAATGCACCATCGGTTTCTCGTTCGTAGGCGGCGCAGGTCTCTCTGACCACATTCAAGTCGCCTCTGGCGTCACTCGGAATTTCCCCGAGGCCGTCTGGGAAAAGATCAAGGACTACGACGTGGTGAAAAGCCTCCTCAAGCTCGGTGCCCTGCGCATCGAAGCCGAGGAGGTGACAACCGAGGACGGTGTAACCACCTCGGTGAACGCAGACACCATCGCGGATCTGCCCATCACCCAGGCACTTGAGCTCGTCGAAGCATCCTTCGACATCGAACAGCTCAACAAGTGGGCCGCTAAAGAGCAGCGCATCAAAGTCCGCAATGCCATCGGCAAGCGGATCACTGCGATCACTGAAGGTAACGGCTAATGGCAGTTCCCTCGACCAGCGCATTCCTCCTTCGCTTCCCCGAGTTCGGCGAACAATCGCTCTCGGTGGTTGAAGGCGCGCTGGCCGAGGCCGGACGCTACGCCTCCGCCACCGTCTTCGGCGCTGTTCACACAGACGCTGTCGGTTACCTCACTGCGCATCTTTTAGCGACTCGAACGATGCAGATCGGCCTCCAGATCGAGGCAAAAGCCGGTGCCCCTGCGGGTTCCGGCCTCGACGCCACGCTCTACGGCCAGGAGTACAAGCGGCTGCTCGACAGCCTCGCCCTCAGTGGATTCGCCCTCTAGCCATGGCGATCTCGGCCACCACCCTTGCCGCCTACGCCCCCTGGGGTAACGCCCAGCTTGCGTTCGAGGTCGGCACCGGTTTGGCCACAACAGATCCCGCCACTGGCAACGCCACCCAATCCACCGAGATCGTCGAATACCTCGCCGCCCTCACTCTCCAGGCACCGTCCTGGAAAGCCGAGGCCGGCATGGACAACACGACCTACTCCTGCCGAGGCCGCCTGCTCAGCCCAGCGATCCTCGACCCCCGCATCACCAACGGCTCTCAAGCCGAAGCAGTGATCAACGGATACCGAGGACGTTTCGAGCTCGTCTTCGATCTGGCCATGGATTCCTACCACCGGCAGGACCTGCGCCAATCCATCGAAGGCACCTTCCGCGTCGTTGGAGGACCCAACTGATGGCCCCCCGCCGCCGCGAACTGAACCAAGCGCTGAACACGGCCGTCGCCCAGGCGACCCGCCAACTCGGCACCTGGCTCGACACCCGCTTCACCGAGGAAATCTCCGCCGTGAAGTGGGAGTACCCCACCCCGCCCCAAGTGCGGGACATCGTGGACACCGGTCGCCTGCGCGCCAGCCAGACCCGAGTCGTCAACGCCGACGGCTCCATCACCTTCACCTGGCCCGTCGAATACGCCGGCCAAGTCCACGAGGGCGGAGTTGCCACCACCGGCCTCCGCTTCCCCGGCCGCCCCTGGACCAAAGCCCCCCTCGAGGAGGCCCCGGCCAAGTTCGGCCAACTGCTGCGCTCTGCGCTGGAGGCCCAGCAGTGACGATCTCCACCCAGTGCCCACCGGTCACCGCGCTGCGGCGGACCCTTGAGCTCCACATCCTCGACCTCTACCAGAGCGACAGGACCACCCTCAAGGCATACACCGCCTGGCCCGGGTACTACACGCTCCCCGACTCCAGCCGCGTTCCCGCGGTCTACGTCACCGGCGCCTCCATGGTCCCCTCCAACTGGACCATCACCGGCATCGAGTGCGTCATCGAGGACGTTCCCGAGATCACCAGCCCCGGTTCGGTCGGCGGCGTCATCTCCTTCGAGAGCTGGACCGTCCGCTTCACGAACTACGGCACCAAGGAGGGCACTCGCATGCCGGCATCTCTGCTGGACATTGCCCGTCGCCTCTCCCGTGCCTTCCCCCGGGACCCGGTCACCTACCTGGCCCGAACCGAGGCGACTTTCGAGTCCCTCACGGCACGCATCCGCGGCGCCGTCCTGAACCCCCCGATCCCTTAAGGAGTCCCAACAATGGCTGACTACGCCATCGGGCTGTCGTTCCACAAGGCGCACCGGACCATCGTCCGCGCCGTGGATCTGACCCCTCCCTGTCGCTACTTCGCCTCGCGTTCCACCGCGGGCGCCATCACCCTGCCCACCCTCGACGCCGGCGCCAGCTACGTCGAGCTCCAGGGCATCACCAACACGAGCTTCCAGATCAACGACAACAACCAGGAGTTCCGCCTCCTGGGAGATGACGGCTGGATGGACAGCGTGATCACGGGCTCCTCCGTGCAAGCCTCGGTGACCGCCTACTTCCTCAAGGACACCGAAGTCCCCGCCGGCCAAAACTGCCCGGTCTTCCGCGGCGGTTACAACGAGGGCTTCTCCCTGATCCAGAAGGCCCGTTACAACAAGGACTACGAGATCTACATCGAGTTCCTCAAGGAGCTGGGCCAGGCCGACGGCGCTTCGGGCAACTACATCTACGACTTCACCGGCTTCAACGCGGTGATCCAGAACTACTCGGAGAACCTCACCGCTGAGGGGCTCACCGAGATCTCGTTCGACCTGATGTCACGCGCCCGCCCCGTTTTCGGTCGCTATGACGCCGGCGCCTCGGCCATCAGCAGCGGCGGCGTCCAGTCCAGCCTGCTCTTCCTGGTGAATGGCACCCGCCAAGCTGCCACGAGCCCGGCCAACAACGTATCGGCTGTAGCCGTGGGCGACAACATCACGGTCACCTACACCAGCAACGGCACCATCGCCCTGACCCAACTCGCCCTGGGTCAAACCGACGGCTCCGGCTTCAGCCTGGAGAACGCCTCCACCGGCGTGAAGGTGCCCGCGACAGTGTCTCTGGCATCCAACGTGGTGACCATCAACCCGAGCGCGGACCTCGCTGCTGGCACCATCTTCCGGCTGGTTGTCGCCGACGGCGCCATCACCCAAGCGGTCGATGCCAACGGCACCGCTTCGGCATCGGGCGTGAAGCGCCCCGTGCAAGGTCTCACGACCACCTTCCGCACCGCCTGATCCCCGAGCGCGTCAAACACCCAGGCCCCGTAAAGGGGCCTTTTTCTTTGCACTTATGCAGCACGACATTCTTATAGACCCACTCAACACGGTCTTTGCAGTTAATTGTGTGGAAGAAGGCGACACGCTCCACTGTGGCGCCCTCTACCTGGAACCCCTCGTCCAGAGCCATCGTATACGCTTAGCGTATAACGGCGCTAGTCTTGAGGTTGAACTTCCCCCCGAGCTCGTCAACCAACTCACGCCATTCCGTGCGTGGCAGGTAGCGCTCCCCCTTCGTGATGAGTAAGTACGCTTCACTTCTCTTTGCCCCCGAGGAATACCACGAGATCGGCCCCTTCCGTTTTCCCATCTACCACGATCTCGTCCCAGGTGAAGCCAAAGGAATCGAGGCTCTTTCGCGTAAACAGTCACGATCAACCTTCGCATCCATCAAACTCGCGAAACGTATAGCCGAAGACAAGGGCATCTCTACTAAAGAAGCAATCGACCTCCTCAGCAACGCCAGCACCGATAACCAAGACGTTCTCTACGACTACGCCACCGAGCTCGAAGACATGCAGCGCAACAGCATCGGCGCTGTTGAGCAGCAGGTGGCCTTCGTCACCCTCTTCATGCAGCACCGCGCCGAGGTCAAGCTGCCCAAAACCAAGGACTGGCAAAAGGTGCCCGACTGGACCGAGTCCGACACCGAATCCATGCCCACCAAGCTCATGGAAGAGGTCTTCCAGATGATCGCCTGGGAGCGTGACGGCTGGCCCGAGCCCGCAAGCGAGGGAAAGCCCCCCGAGGACGAGCCAGAATTCAGCCCACCCCCGAGCAAATCCTGAAGCAGTGTGAGGAGCACCTGCGCTCTCCGATCACCGATTGGGATGCGATCTACGTCCGCCTCCGCATGTCCCCTCTTGGGGACGACTTCCCCCGAGAGCGCTTCCTCCGCACCCCCATCAACGCCGTCCGCTGGGCACTACGGCAACTCGACGATCACGAACAGTCCCGAGCGAACCTCGCGGCTCTACCCACAGCTCGCCTCACCCAAATCCTTCTCCAAATCGCGCACGGCTTCTCCGGCTCCAAACGCGCCGCACCCAAGACAAAGGTGCAGGAGTTCTTGCCCTTCCCCGACTGGCGACCCTCCACAACCGAAGCAGAAGGGCCTGACCAGCCCACGCGCTTCATCCTCACCGAGCTCGGTAAACAACGCCGCCTACCCGTTCACGTCCTTACGGCGCTTCTAACCCCGGCCGAAAGGCAGCCGTAACATACGGATAACGAATAAGGCGGTGCAGTGGCTGATTTTCAGCTCAAAGTTACAGCTGAAACTCAGGAAGCCGAGAAGAAACTCGGAACAGTTCAGCGTCTTGCAGATGAAGCGTCAAAACTTCGTCAGATCAAGATTGAAATACCAAACTACTCTGATGTAAGCAAAAACTTTTCAGATCTCAAGAAGGACGTAACAAGTGCAACAAATAGTATACAAGAGTTTTACAGAGTTGCTAGCAGACTCCCTGTAGGACCAATCAGTAATCTTAATGAAGTCGCTGGGCAGTTACGTGCTGTTGGCACGGCGGCTGGCGAAAGCAGCAAAAGCGTAGGAGACGCCGGCGCTGTAATCAAAGGAACACTTGATACAGCGGGAAAAGCAGCAGAAACACTTGTAGGTAAACTAACGAGAATTGCCTTTAGCCTTTACGCAATCAACGAAGCAGTAAAGATAACTCAATCCGCATTCGGCGGCCTGTTCAAAGAGACCATCGGTCGCGAGATCCAGCTTAGGGAAACGATCCTTAAGACGCAGACAACACTGGCCTCGACCAACAGAGTATTCAAAGGCAACACCGAAATAACTGATCCGTACGAGAAGATCGTTTCACTTACCGGTGAGGTGGGCAAGCGAATCGATTCCATTCGAGAGCGGTCAATCGAGCTAGCCGGAGTGACTTCTAATGACGTCATCGAGGTCTTCGGCATTGTCGCGTCGCAGGTGGGGCAAATCGGAGGAGGGCTAAAAGAAGCTGAAGACCTTGCCATCAACTTTGCCGCCGCTCTCGGTACCTTCGGTATCCCGCTCTACCAGGCCCGCCAGGAGATCGGTTCCATCCTCCGTGGTGACATCACCATGGACTCCTACCTGGCGAAATCGCTAGGTATCACCAACGAAGACATCGCCAAGGCCAAAACCCAGGCCGGTGGTGTCGTCAAATTCCTCGAAGACCGCCTTGCAGGAGCCGTTGCTGGTCAGCGCATCGCGGCCGAAGGCTTCGCAGGTGTCATCTCCAACATCAAGGATCTCTCTGAGCTCATCAATCAGAACTTCGGGCGCGGATTACTGGATCCACTGATCGACGGTCTGTCAAAGGTCTTCGGTTTCCTATTCAGCATCCGAAAAGAGCTATTCAGCATTTCTTCGCAGGCCGGCTCGTCACTTGGGAATTTACTCAGCATTGGATTCGGGCGGACATCGGGTGCATCTGGAGGCGCAAGGCGCACTGAAGGGGGCGGTGGTGGGGCCGGTAGTCGAGGAACCACAAACGCTCGGAGCTCCGTGAGCGAAGCCGGCTTCGGTGCCGACGATGTACTTAAGGGCGTAGAAGCCGCCATCAAGCGTGTCACCGTAGAAGTCAACAAAGCGCTGGACAGTGTTTACTTACAGCTGGCTACGCTCACAGAGCGCGTAATCAACGCATTTGGTGCGATTACAAAAGGACTTTCTGCTCTCGCACTCGGGTTACTCAGCTTAAAACTGGAGCAGTTAAAGGCCCTGATCGGGGCGTTTGAAGCCATATCACCCGCACTCCTTGCCGCAACAAAAGGCTTGAGCGGCTTCCTGGCCATGTGGGGCGAATTTCTGAAACTACCCCTAGTTCAAGAAATCTCGCAGATAAGCGCGAATATGCGGCTTCTGCAGATAACTGGAGTGATCCCCCTTATCAAAGCAGGCTTCCTATTCAAAGGCGTCCTAGAGAACTGGGGAAAAGCAACTGAGTTCGTAATTACCCAGTTCAATAAACTCAGGGCAATCATAGGTGGTCTTATTGCCTACATAGGAACAGTCGCAGTAGCTGCCAGTACAGCAGGGAAAAGTCTCCTAACTGCATGGCAGCCGTCAGGTGTCGCACTCAAAGCCCTTAAGTCCGAACTTGAGCAGGTTGTCGTTCAACTGAATGCTGTGGGCGCAGCCGCCCAACAAGCGGGTTCCAAAATTGGCTCTCTTAACACACAAGGCAAAGCCGCAGGCGGCGGAATTGTCGGCCTGATCGGCAACTTCATTAAATTCAACCTAATGATGTTTGCCATCACCGCGGCACTGGGCCTATTGCTCGAGCGTTTCAGCGCATGGAAGGAAGCACAGGACAAGCTCGCGAGTGACAAACGAGCAGAAGAAGCGCTGAGGCGACTTAACACCACATACAAGGACATTGGAGACTCCGCGGACGAAGCAACCAAACGAGCCAAGGCATTTGAAGAGTCACTTGTAAACTCCAAGTATGACGAGGCCGTACAGCGTCTCGAAGACGTCAGAAAGAAGATAGAAGAGATCAAAGATCTCACATCTGGAAATGAACTTGACCTAGGTGATTACGCACGTCGTTTGGCCCAGCTATTTAATCCAGCCAACTTTGACGCATTCTTAGACCAGAGACCAGGAGAACTATTCTCCGACGCGGTCCTCCGTAAGCGGTTGGAGCAGGAAAAACGAGCCGAGACCGAGAAAGCCAAGTGGTCACAAGAAGTCAACAAGAAAGCCGCAGCTGACAACATCCGCCTCGAAGCCCAGAACCGCGTCAACCTTGAGAAAGAAATTGGCGACTACCGCCGCCAGCTCGACAACGATCTCTTCCAGCAGCGCCAGAACCTCGCCCAAAAGGAAGTCGAGATCTTCCGCGCCGCCGGCGAGCTCCGCATCTTCCAGATGGAGCAGGCCAACGCCAAGCTCATCGAGGGAGAAGAAGGTGCCTCCGCCGCCGCCCTTGACTCGCTCAACAACTACCTCTCTACTCGCGAGCGCGGCGAGCTTGACATCGAGGCCGCCAAGAAGTCGATCGTCATCGAGGCCGCCAACCTCGAGCGGGAAATTGCCAACTACCGCCTCGAGAACGAGAAAAAGATCGCCGAGATCCGCAAACGCGCCGGCGACTACGAAAAGAACATTGCTGACTACCAACGCCAAGCCGCTGGGCAGACCGCAGCCGGCACTGGTGGCGGAGCCGCAACCTTCGGCTCAACCGGCAGGGTCGACAACGCAGCCGGCTGGGTCCACGGTCATTTCCAGACCAACACCGGCAGCCTCAACGACCTCATTAGTGACGTCATCCCGGTCCTGAAAGGGCTCCTGGACAAAGGCATTCCCGTCGAACTATCAGACGGCACCAAGATCCAGAGCGGTAAAGACGACAGCTATTACCGCAGAACACTTTCCCAAGCCGCTCAACAGCACCGTCACAGCGGAGACGGACGGTCCATCGATCTTTTCGTCCCTGAAGGCACCAAAGTTCCAGTGCCGCTCGCCAACATTTCAGGAAACACAGGCCGCGGAGGCATCACTGGAGCGCTGCCAGGCACAGGCAAATCCTGGGTAGGGCACCTCGCACCAGGGTCCAAAGCAGGTGGTGCCGCACCGATCGCCCCTCCCCAAGCCCCCTCCTTCGACGACATCGGCGCCCCCGCCGTTGAGAAGTACGCCGAAGCCGTGCGTGGCGTCGCCTCCGCCATGGAACGCGCTAACTCGCTGCAAGCGGCACTCACCAACGCCCGCACCGCCGCCGCTTTCGAGGCCATCGCCAAGGCCGCATTCCCCAAGGTCGCCCTCGAGGAGTACGACAACCAAGCCATCGAGCTCACCGGCACGCTCGCTGCTCTCCGCGGCATCTCTGCCGAGCTCTACGACCCCGAGCAGATCCGCATCGCTGTCGAGCAGAAGTCCAAAGAGCTCATCGCCGAACGCGAGCGCGGCCAAATCCTCACCGCCGCAGGCGACCGTCTCAAGAAGAACCAGATCACCCAGGCCGAGTTCGACAAGCTCACCGCCCAACTCGCAGAGCGCCAGAAGAAGTACGTCGACGAACTCGCCAAAGAGGCCGCAGCCCGCAGACGCAACCTCGAGCTCACTAAGCAGCAAAACGCCGTCGAGGCACTGAAACGCGCCACCGGCGCCATCCGCTTCGACGTGCAACGCGCCGGCGTCCAAGCCCAAGCAACCATGGCGCAAGCCTTCGTCGGCGACAACTCAAGGGCGTTGCGCAGCATCGAAGCCGAGCAACGCATCGCCGAGGAGCGGATCCGCCTCGAGCAAGACGCCACCAAGACCACCGAGGACGTCACACGCGAGCTCACCGCCTTCGCCGAGAAAACCCGCTCCGCAGCAACCGAGCTCGGTGCCATGGACGAGCAGGTCAAGCGCTTCGTCAGCCAAATGGCCGCCATCCGCGAAGCCTCCCGCGCCGTCACTGATGGCTACAAGGGCCTCGCCCAAAGCTTCCTGAGCGGCGGCGACTTAAGCGAAGCGGTCGCCCAGATGTCCCGCTCTATTACCGACAAGCTCACCGGCATGGTGCTCGACGCCGCCTTCAAGCCAATGGAGGACCTCTTCGTTAAGACCCTCCAAGACGTCTTCGGCATGCAGGACCCCACCAAGGCACTTCAGGAACAGAACAACCTGAACCTCGACCTGAATACCCAGGCCATTCAGGCCAACACCGCCGCGTTGCAGCAGCAAGGGCGCCTAGGGGCAGGCCCCGAATCTGACTACGAAATGATGACCCGCCTAGCAGGTAAAGGCCCCGAGTACGTAGCCGAAATGGAGAGCTACTTAGCCGATTCATTCGCTGGCATCGGTGAATCCCTCACTCACCTCGGCACGGTGGCCGATACCACAGGCAAGCAGACCGGTAACGCCGCCAAATCCGGCGAGCAAGGCTTCGGCAAGTTCCTTGGCGCCATGACCGGTGTCGCCACCGGCGCCCTCGCCATCACCGGCGCCATCCAAGCCATGCAGGACTCCGAGGGCGGCACCTACGGCACCCTCATGGGCATCGCCGGCGTCCTCGGCGGCCTCGGTTCCATCTTCGGCGGCATCTCCAGCCTGGGTAAACGTGCCGCCGGCGGCCCCGTCTCCGCCCGCCGCCCATACATCGTCGGTGAGATCGGCCCCGAGCTCTTCGTCCCCGAGGGCAACGGCACGATCATCCCCAACGACAAGATCGCTTTCACGGGCAGGTCCGGAGCAGGCTCCAGCACCGAAGCCAACGGCATGACCGTGCCCTTCCAACAGGGCTCCAGCTCCTCGGTCTCCAACGCCTTCTCCACCCTCTACGGCGCCTCGATTCCCTTCACCAAGTCCACCGAGCGCGTCCTGGCCGAGCGCTCCGAGCGCGAAACCGTCTCCGCCATCAACAACCCCAAGCCCCTCGACGTCCGCTTCGAGTCCCAGGTCATCAACAACGTGACCTACGTCACCGCCGAGCAGCACCAGCGCGGTATGGCCCAAGCCGCCGAGCGCGGTCGCGCCTTGACCCTCGAAGCGCTGCAGAACAGTGTCACCTCCCGCCGCAAGGTCGGTATCAACTGATGAGCACCTTCGCCTTCGTCAACTACGCCCGCTTCACCCAGCGCAACGGCACGGCCACCTCACCGGTACACGCCTACCAGAACTTCTCGGTGAACCAGCCCCGCATCTACGGCGGCGTGACCTACCAATTCGTCCCCTTCGCCGTCTCCACCGGCGCCGGCAGCAAAGGAGGCGACCGCTCCGAAGCCACCCTCGGTGCCGGCACCAACGCCATCACCGTCAATGTCTTCGCCGAGGCCGTGAACTCCGGCTGGCTGCTCGAGCTCAAGACCGTCTCCTTGAACCCCGAGACCTTCGCCGACACCGCCCTGATCCGCACCGAGATCTGGCGCGTCGCCCGCTACGAGATGGACACGGAGAAGATCCTGCTCAAACTCACCTCACCCCTGGACGCCGTCCGCGAGCAGGTACCCAACCGCTACCTGAACACGCGCCTGGTCGGCGCCCTCCCGACCTCAGCAACGTTGGTGGTGAGCTGATGCCGACCTGGATGCACTGGATCGGCCTCCCCCACGGCTTCGGCGCCCACCCCGAGGACGGCATCGCCTGCGACTGCCTACTGATGGTTTGGTCCGTCCTCGACGAGGCCGGCGTCCACCATCCCCCCTTTGTCCAGGAATGGCTTGACTTGGCCAGGGAGGGGCACTGGCGTGACCTGCAGAAGTTATGGGATGCCGGCACCCGAATACTCGCGGAGCCCCAGCCCTACGCGGTCACGTTGTTCCACAACGGCCCCAACGGCCTGGGCGTCGGCGTGGTGGTCGATGACGGCCTGCTCATGGTCCACCACAAACGCGGCGTCTGCTGGATCCCCCTCGCAGTGATGAAGCGCCTCCCCTACTACGAGTTCGTCTGATGTCCGACCCTCGGATCCTCCCCGCCGACCGCTACCTCGCCTCCCTGCTGGGCATCAGCGACGAGGACTACGCCCTCTTCAAAGCCGAGGTCGAAAAACGCGCCGCCGAAGGCCCCCAGCCGTCGGTCGTAGCCGGCGCCGAAACCCTCGCGATCATCTCCCTGGTGCTGACCGTCCTCTCGGTCGGCTTCACCATCGCGGCGTCCTTCTTCAAACCTCAACCCGACGACACGCGCCCCGCCCAACTCAAGAGCCGCAACCGCGGGGGCCGCGCCCGCACCGAGAACGAACGCTTCGCCCCGCGCTACGGCTTCGACTCCGCCCAGGACATCACCACCCTCGGCGCCATCGTCCCCCTGGTCTACGCCCTGCGCGAGTCCGTCAGCGGCGTGACCTACGGCGGCGTCCGCGTCAACACCTCCCTGCTCTGGTCCCAGATCTACAGCCTTGGTGGCTCCCAGATGCTGCGGGCCATCTTCCTGATCGGCGAAGGCCCCATCGGTGCCATCGACATTCAGAACTTCGCCGCCGGTGGCAACACCCTTGCCTCCTACAACTACGGCAGCGCCACCGCCGCAGGTAGCCGCATGACGGTGTACGGGCGCTACACCGCAGCCCACGGCTTAACCAGCCGCATCAACTCCACGCACTACGTCTTCGGCCGCAACCCGAGCACGGACAAGGGCGCCGCCAGCAGCGGCGACATCTTCCTGGTCAATGGAGCCGCCAGCTTCAGCAGCGCCAACCGCCCCAACAACCAGACCACTTTCGGCGTCTACAACCTGATCGGCAACGACTTCGGCTTCCGCCTGAACCCCACGGTCAAACCCATCGTCCAAGCCCAGCTCATCCCCGAGGGCGATGACGGCGACGCCAAAGTCAAATGCACCATCGATGACGTCGCGTGGGTCCAGAAGAAGAAGGCCCAGACCTACTTCTCATCGCGGGCGGCCATCACTAGCAGCGGCCTGGGCAGCATCGGCGGCACCACCTCCTACACGCTATACAACAGCACCGATAAAGACACCGTTTTCAGCAGGGACGTCAAGAGCCTGACCACCCCAAGCGACTGGGTGTTCTCAAAAGAAACCAGGGCGAAACAAGGCGCCGGAACCTTCGTCAAGTCGATCAACAAGGGCTTTGCTCATTACCACGACGACACCGAGGACGAGAACACAGACATCATCGGAGACCTCGAAGGTCGTATCAGCGCCAGCATCTCGGGCCCGATCACTGTTGATTCCAAGGGGAAGGGCTCGTTCAACGTCAACGTCATCTTCAACACAAACGGCCTCGAGGACAGCGATAACAACAACGAGAACTTGAACCTCTATCTCCAGACGCTGAAAGCTGTCCGTTTCATTCTGAAGTGGAAGAACGACCTAACGGCCGACGACCCTGAGGACGACGTCGTAGTTCGCCTGCCCCTGCAGATTCTTGTCAGGACAAAAGTCAAGCAGCAGTTCACATCCGATGGAGGAACGGTCTCGGCACCGACATTGAGTGTGACCAAAAACGGGGACGGACTTGTTACGAACGTATCCATATCTGGCGGAGGAGGCTCAATTTCGGGCTTATCCACCACGCAATCGTTCAGCACCCCTCAGTTCAAATTCAAGAAAATCCCCCAGATGATCGCCAGTTCCGGCAAGGTCAACGCGGGGTCAAACGTAACCGCAACCTTCACCCTCAAGTTCAACGCCAAGAAGGCCTACATCGAAACCGCTGATGACGTAGCTGCCAGTGTCTCCGGTCGACAGAAGACCTGGGACGACAACCTCATCGAGGGCGAGCTCTACAAGATTGGATCCGGCCTCGCAATCTGCACCGACCGCACGCCAAGCGCCTTCGTGTCCGACGCGGATATCAGCTCGGGCTCAGGGAGCTCCGTCACCGCCTCATTCACCACGGTGCGCACCGGCTCCGTCACAACCAACAGCTCAAGCCAAGCGCAACTGGACGGCTGGACCTGGAACGAATCACGCCCCTCCGTCGAATGGCGCAACGTCGCCTCAACCGACGGTCACATTCTCCGCTGCGCGATCGCCAGCATCTCGACAACCCGAGCCTGCAAGACCGTCGAATTTGGCATCCGCTCTCGGCTCGGCATCCGGGTCGGCGGCATCTGCAACTTCAAAGAGTCGCTCAGCTTCGACGACTGTGATAACCGTGCCTGCCTCGACTACAAGGACGACATCATCGAAAAAGGCAGCACCCTCAAAACAGACATTCACCAGTCGAACACGATCTCTGCTCCGGTTGAGCGATACTCGTTCTTCGCTATCTATTACCGAGAAGCTGGCAGCACCAACACATTCACCAAACTTAGCAACGCCTACGGCGTCCGCGGAGCTACCCAGCAAAACGTCTTCAACTATATCCAACTGGACATGCCCTCTGTGAAGCAGTGGGAATTCCAAATCGAGCCCTACTCGAGCTATGAAGTGCGCAACGGGGGTATCGGCACGCTGTACGTGCTCGACTCTGCGTTGACCACCGCGCAAACAGTCAGCGAGGGCGGTGTCACAGTGCGCTTCACCGGCACCTCCGTCGCCCACTCCGAAAACACCTTCTCCATCCCTGTTGGTCGCCGACGCAGTGCCAAGAACGGCCTAGGAATCGCCCGCTCCGACACCCCCTACGCCAACGGCGATTTCTCCCACATCGACACATGGGGCAAGCTCGCCGAAGCCTTCGTTTACGAGGAAATCCAATCCTCAGCCGCCAATGGCCCCGAGCACGAGGTCGTCTACATCAACGAGATCGTCCCCAACGCCACAGCGCCCCTCTACGACAACTTGGCCCTGCTCGGGGTCAACATCATGTCCTCGGTCGAGTGGCAGCAGTTCAACCAGTTCTCCTGCTACGTCACCGCGGGCAAGACCTGCCGGCGCCTGCTCAACGGCCTCAGCACCGGTTCCACGCACCTCTTCCCGGACGTCCTGCTCGACCTGCTGACGAACACCACCTACGGCGCCGGAAATCTGATCACCGACCAGATGATCGACTTCACCTCCTTCCAGGAGGCCGCTCAATGGTGCCAGGACAGTAGGTATTTCTACGACGGCGTGATCGCGGACCGCGTCAACCTTCGCCAGTGGGCCGCGGACATCGCCGCTACCCATCTGCTGATCTTCGGCGAGCGCGATGGCAAGTTCTTCCTGCGCCGGGCATTGCCCACCACCGCAGTCACGATCCGTGGCCTTTTCACCGCAGGCAATATCGCCGAGGGATCCTTCCAGCTCCAATACCTGGACCCCGAAGACCGCGACCCCATTCAGGTCTCCGTCCGTTACCGCGAAGAGCGTGCCTCCACGGACCTGACCAACCCCGGCCTCTTCCCCGTCGTCCGCGAGGTGATCGTCCGCGAAGCCTCTACCCCCGAGGGCGCCACGATGCAGTCCCTCGACATGAGCGACTACTGCACCAACCCGGCGCACGCCATCGACGCAGCGAAGTACATCATCCGGATGCGCCGGATCCCCACGCACTCGATCCGCTTCACCACAACCCACGAGGGCGTCCTCGCTCAGATGGCCCCCAGCGACTACATCCGTGTCGCCATGGATAGCACCGAGTACGACCAGTTCAACAACGGCGTCGTCACGCCTAGCGGCTCCCTGGTCTCCACCAAGACCCTGGCCGACGGTGCCTACGACGTCATCGCCTGGAACGGCGAAGCCGCCACCGCTCCTTACGACACGACCCTCGCTGTCAGCGCCAACGGCAGCCAAGCCACACCCGCCGGCATCGTCTTCACCGTCAAAATCCCGAGCACGCAAGTCCGCACCTACCAAATCGAGCGCATTACGCCCAACGACGACGGCACCTTTACGATTGAGGCGGTGCACATGCCCACCAACGGATCTGGTGTATTGAACCTCGCCGAGAACATCGAGCTCGGTAGCACCACGTCCTCTAGCAACTGGACGATTCAAGGCTGATGGCTGTCACCTTCCCCACTATCGAACCGACAAGCCGCAGCTTCGTCGCCCCGAAGTGGCCCACCACCGGCATCACCAGTCAGTCAGGCGTGACCACCCGGCGCCTCTGGGGTAGCCGACCCTCGCAGGCCCAACTCACACTCGGTTTCGCAAACATCACTGACGACAATGCGGCGTTGATACTTGCTGCTTACAACGACGCCAAAGGTGCTACGACAGATCTCACATTACCCAGCATCATCTTCAACGGCGCCTCTACAAACCTAGCTAACTGGCTCTCTACATTCTCTACCGGTGCCGGCATGAAGTGGTTCTTCACCGAAGAGCCCCCAACCGTCGATAGCATCGCTCCGGGCCGCTCATCAGTGAATCTTCGCCTAGTTGCCGAACTTAGACTGACCTAAAAGCCCGAGAGCGATGGCCGTCAAAACAAGCGCCACGGCGCTCCTCAAATTCAAAGTCTCGAGCGCGGCCGCTTACTCGACCATCGCCAAAGTCCGCGACGTCAAACTCGACATCAACCGTGATGCCCTCGAGACCACCGGCATTGGACAGCGCGACCGCACCTACGCCTACGGCATCCGCAGCACCAGCGGTAGCGGCACCCTGCTCTATGACCCCAGCGACACCGGCACCGCTGATCTGATGAACCAGATCCTCAGCGACACCGAGACGCTCTCCGGCCTGCAGCTTGTCCTCGACACAGCCAGCACAGTCGGCACAATCTCCGGCGACGCCCTGATCACAGCCGCCGGCCCCGGCATCTCCGTCGGCGACCTGGTCTCTGTGCCCATCAGCTTCACCATCTCCGGGAAACCCACCGGCGCGTTCTGATGGCACTTCTCGGCAACGGCGGAATCCTGGAGCTCAGCCGGGAATGGCCGGAGCCGATGGCGCTCGCCCCAGCGGCGATCACCTTCACCACCAACCCCGTCCGCATCGAGCTCGGCAACGACAACTACTGGACGGGCGACCGCGTTCTTTTCACAGCCGCCAACGGCATCCCACTCGACCTCAACGGAGATGGGTATGCCGACTGCCCCGAAGGCCACGGCATTTACCGAGGCTCCATCTACGAGCTCGGCCCCGCCCGTGACTTCTACGACGGTCCCGAAACCAACGAGAACGGTCCGCACTACCGCGTTGAACACGTCGGCATTGCGTCCTCTCAGATCAACAACACACCCCTGCCGGCCTCGTTAACCGTCAACGCCAGCAACTTCAAAACCGGCGACCGCGTGATCTTCGCCAGCATCACCGGTGTACCAATCGATTTCAACGGTGACGGTTACGCCGACTGCCCGAGCGGCCTCGGTGTCTATGCCGGCTCCTACTGGCAAGTCGGCCCAGCGCGAGATCACACCACCAACCAAAACGATCCCTACTACCAAACCGGGGACGACACTGCTGCCTTCTACAACAGCAATGCCGCTACAGGACTGACCACCAACTTCACGGCATATATCGTCAAGGACGCTAACAATCGAGTCCGCTTCTACAGCGCTCCCAGTGCTGGTGCCACCGAGTACGTCATCCTCCCAGCAGACTGCGGCAATATCGTTCTGAGTAAATACCAAAGCGACCCCGGTTACACAGCCGCGATCAATACGGCTGCAGCTGACCTGAGCACTCTGACACTGAACCCTGCAGAGCAAGCACTAGAAGATTTGATTCCCCTGCCTGCTCTCCTTCAGTTCTTCTATTACAACAGAAACGCAGACACCGGCTTCACAACGCAATTCGACGGCTTCATCGAGCAGGACGCCCTCGGTCGAATCTGTCTCTACGACTCCGAGATCTCAGCACACAATCAGATCACAGCCGATACCAAGCCCCTACGCCGCGTCGATTGCGGCAACTTCGTCATCGCCCGCTACGCCGACTCCTCGTCCTACCAAACAGCACTGAACAGCGCAGCCAATTCGATCAAGCCCCTGACACTCCCGAGCACGTCGCAGCCGCTCTCAGACGTAATCACTGTCCCGAGTGCGATCACAGCGACTCTGGATGACCCCGCTAGCCGCGGCTGGCTGTTCCAAGCCGACCTTCAGGAATGGGCTCTCGACATCGACGCTGCCAACCTGGACATGACCGCCATCGGCGAGACCTTCGGCGAAAACACCAAGGCCCTGGTCCGTGGCGCCGGCTCTCTCCAGTTCCTCGTAGACCACAAGTCCACGAGCGCAGGCCAGGACTCCATGGCCCTACTGCGGCTGGTGCTGTTGACCCAGCAAGGCTGCAAGAGCAATGCCAGATTCTGGCTCTATCAGAACCGCGATAATAATTGCGGACAACTAAGCGGCTCCGCCTACTATCAATGCGACTTATTACTTACTAATACTCGCATCAATACCCGTGCTGACGCACTCATCGCAGGCAGCAGTGATTTCGTCGTAACCGGTGAAATCGCCATCAAGATCACCCCGTAGAGCATCGCTAGACTGCGACTAACTGAGCGCTAAAGCGGTGTGGCTCGCCTGAAATACGCCGGCGTCACAGGCGCCATCGACAACATCAATGCGACGCAGGCCGAATTCCGGCAGCAGATCGCCACGCTCAACGACCTGATGCGTCAGTTGGCGGGTAACGCCAACGTCAAGGCGGGCAACACCGAGATGGTGGACCCGCTCACTGCACCCTTCACGCTCTACGTCAACCCCTATACCGGCAGCGACACATTCGCCGCTGGTGCTTACAACGACTACGAGCTCCCAGCAGGCGCGACCGATAACGAAAAGATCGCCGCGAAGCTCAAACGCCTTGAGAAGCAACGCCTGACCTGCGGCTATACCCCGAGCCGCCCCTTCAAAACAATCAACCGGGCGGTCATAGAAGCCGCCATCATCACCAGCAAGAGCTGGTACACGTACACCGACCCGAGGGCGCACCTCGACTGCGTCTCGATCGTCCTCGCCCCCGGTGTCCACACGGTCTACAACGACCCCGGCACCAGCAACCCAACCGGCAACTGGGTCGACGGCTACGAGCCCGACTCAACCGAGCTAATCAAGTTCAACCCCGCCAGCGGCGGTGTGCTCCTGCCCCGCGGCTGCTCACTCTGCGGGCCGGACCTGCGCAAATGCACCTTCCGCCCTACCTGGGTACCGGCCAACACCGACGAGCTGGCTGATCGCAGTAACCGTAGCGAGATCTTCAAGATCACCGGCACCGGCTACTTCTTCGGCTTCACCTTCATGGACAAGGTGAATGCTAACAGCAGCCATCACCTGCTCTCCGGCTTTGGTTTCGCCAGCAAAACCGAGCTCGATGCCTTCTATACCAAGGTGTACAGCTCGGTGGGCTCCGGCGGCAACCTCAGCGCCGCACTGACGGTCACCCGAGCCACCGAGTACAAGATCGTTGGCCCAATCGACGACACCCCTGGCCCGGACTGGGACACCACCGCCAGCGCCTCGCCCTACATCTTCAACTGCTCGGTCCGCTCCGAGTACGGCATGGGCGGGATCCACGCAGACGGCGCCAAGGTCGAGGGCCTCAAGTCCATGGTGACCGCCAACTACACCGGCGTGTCCCTGCAGAAGGACATGACCTGCTGGGAGCTGTACCAAACCAACGCTTGGCAGCAGATGCCGAGCTACGAGACCTACATCACCAGCGATCCGAACAACGTTCGGATGAAGCCCTCCCGCCGGAGTTACCACATCCGTGCGATCAACGGTGCCTTCATCCAAGAAGTCTCGATCTTCGCCATCGGCCAAGGCGTCCACCACGCCACCGAGAGCGGTGCCGAGATCTCGATCACCAACTCCAACAGCTCCTTTGGTGGTTGCGTCGCGATCTCCACGGGCTACAAGTCCAAAGCATTCGATCTCGATAAAGAGTGGCGCTTTGCTTACTTCAAAGCCCCGCTCAATTTGAGCGCGAAAACAGGCAATATCCAAAAGTACTACCTCGGCACAGTCGAAAGCTACGTCGACGGTGACATTCGGATCTACCTAAACGATGACCTCGTCGCGCAGGACGGATCCACCACGGTGCCTAAGATCCTGGGCGACCTCGGTTACAGCCTCCGCGCTGACAGCTACATCTGGGTCGAAAACCCCAACGGTACGGACTGGCGCGCCCAGCTAGCCAGCAACGCCTGGAGCACAGCCGACGGCAACCTGATCCGCCTGAAAGGTACAGCCGGCGACGCCCCCGGTCTCCAAGACGAGGCCGGCACCAGCCCGGGCATCCCTCCGAACAGCGTTACCAACCGAGCGGTTGGCCGCCGCGTTTACATCCGTCGTCTGGTCGACACCCGCACTGCCGCCGAGCGCCGCCTCTCCATCGGTATGTTCTCCGTCGTTGCACCGACCCGCCTGGTGCAACGGGACTACATCCTGCAGCTGGACCCCACAGCACCGACCCTCTTCGGGGACGTCGATCCCTACGTGAACGGCACCCTGCCCACGAGTGAGCCGCTGACGATCAGCAGTGTTGTCAACGTCGACATCACAGCAGCGGACTATCCGCAGTTCAATGCCATCTACAAGGGGATGGAGATCCAGCTGCGGCGTACAAACCCCAGCATCATCTACGCCAACAGCACCTTCTACCGCGAAGGCACAACGGTCACCTACAACAGCAAGCACTTCACAGCTCTACGTGACACCACCACCCCGAGCTCGGGTGCACCTCCTGCGGCTGACTGGCAGGAATCATATGTCCACATGCCTAACGCCCACCAGGCGGACGAAAAGCAAAGCAACGAGAGCTTCGCCCTGGTCCTGGACAACGACACGGCAAACGTCCAAGCCAGCACGACGCTCGGCTTCGACTTCTCGACGCTCTGGACCGCGACCGGTGCAACCGGTGTAACGAAGTCGCTGCAGGATCAGTACCGCTCCAGCAACGACTACCTCGGCGCCTACCAATTCCTCCGCGCTCTGGGTTTCAGCGAAAGCGCAGCACACACCGCACTCCAACCGAGAGCGGCCACTGAGCGCATCCGCAAGGTCAACAACACCACCCACTTCCCCACCGCCCCATCCGGCGGCTTAGCCACCTCGCGCAACTGCTGGGCTGCCGAGTTCCGCCGCCCCTCAGTACTGCGCCTCTTTGCGCACGCCTTCGAGTGGGCTGGCACGCTCAACTACTCCAAGGCGTTCCCGGCGGTGCAGCAGCAGCTCTCCGCCCTTAACAAGTTCACTTACTACTTCACCAACGAGCTCGGTGGCCGCGTCTACCCCTCTGGCTTCAACGAAGAGGGCTTCATCGTCAAGAGCACCGGCATTGAGGACCTCAACACCGGTCAGTCCCAGAGCCTGACAGCCTTGGCAACGGTGGAGGAAGATCCCGTCACCGAGTTCCCCACTGGTATCAACGCCGGTGGCACAAGCACGTTCAACGACGTCAGCATCCTCGGCAAGCCGACGTTCTCCTTGAGCGCGAGTCTATCGACGGATCCGAGCCCACTCGGCGCCGTGGCTTTGGCCACACTCGAAGACATCCAAGGCGGTGCCATCCCGAGTGCGGACGCTGCGATCCTCGACAACAACCAACCCAAGGTCATCACCAACCTTGGGCTGAACTACTGGCGCCAGTACAACGCGCTGCTAAGCGCCAAGGTCTTCAGCTTCGAGACCGGCACCGACGCCGATGAGGTGCCCGTGTCCGGGATGCTGGGCCGGATGGCATTCGTCGATGAGTGGTGCGGCTACGCCCAGGGCGGCGGCAGCGTCACGCAGTCGACTGACAAGAGCACAGGCGTCACGCTGAACACGCCATGCGGTCAGATCACGATGAACGGTGCAGCGTTGGCAGCTGATACAGCCGTCGCGTTTACACTGACAAACAGCCAGATCTCGCCCCAGGATGTTGTTGCTGTCAGCATTAAGTCCGGCGCTACAGCTGGCGCTTATTCGGTCAGTACGTTGGACATTGCAAGCGGTTCGGTGAAGATCGTCTTGCGCAACCTCACCGCTGGATCACTGTCTGAGGCGGTGGTTCTCAACTTCGTGATCATCAAGTCCACCACCACCGCCTGATCCCATGGCCATCAAAGAGCTCTTCTACGACAACCGCCCGCAGGTGCTGCTGGACCCGAGGGCGTCGCAGCGGATTGACCCGAGGTTTAAGTTTACGCGGAACACGGCAGCGACTTATATAGGTCTCGACGGGATTCTAAAAACCGCACCAGCCAGCGAGCCAAGGTTCGAGTACGACTATGCAACCGGAACCCTAAATGGACTACTCATTCAACCAAGCTCGACAAACAAAACAAAGAAAAGTTCTCAATTTGATGACAATACTGCATGGACTAAGGAATTTGTAGTTGTAACTGCAGATCAGGTTGCTGCGCCCGATGGGACCACAACAGCTGACAAGGTAGCAGAGACCTCCGTCCTTAATTCGCACTATCTTTACAGCAACACAGCAGGCGCTACTGCTGGCGCAAGTTACACAATGTCAGCATATGTCAAGCGCGGTTCGGGCAAGTATGTTATACTTGCTGATCGAGGCGACCAATCATGGCATGTAATTACATTCGATTTTGACACTGAAGCGATCGTCTATTCTGTCAATACAAACTTTAGCGGAGTGCATAAGCTTGCGAATGGATGGTATAGGCTGTACTTTAACGCGACGCGAGTGGGTACTCAGACCACCTACGGCCTTGCTCTGTCGGGAGCCGTAAATCCAAATAACGCTTCTGTACCCAGTTACCAAGGAGATATCAATCGACACTTTTATGCTTGGGGGGCGCAGACGGAGGTAGGGACAGAACTCACTTCCTACATCCCTACTGACTCAACAGAAGTCAGTAGGGATGCCGATCTCCTGTCTATCGAGGCACCGCTCCCCGCCAGCGGCTCCGTCTACATCGACGCCCGCGCCATCACGGCCAACGAGAATGACACGCTGCTGAGCCTCAAAAACAGCAGCAACGACAAGATAGACCTGGCCTACCTCTCCAACACCAGCACCTACAACTCGCTGGCGCTGATCGCCAACTACGACGGCACCAGCAAAAGCTCCCTCCCGCTCCCGGTGCCCACCACCAACCGCGAGCGCAACATCATCACCTGGGGCGCCAACAACTACCAATACACCCGCGACTCCTCGCGCTACGCAGCATCGCTGAGCAGCTCAGTGCCCACCGGCCTGAACCAGCTCTCAATCGGCCACGACGCCGTAGACCCCACCAAGGCGTTCAACGGCTACATCAACACCGTCTACGCCTGGTCCGGTGAGCTGACGCCCGCCGTCGCTGAGGCCCTGGTCCGCAACGACCTCGACCCGATCAACGCAGACACCTATAGCCCCGTCGGCCCGGCCGGCTCACTGGCGCTGGTGATCAACACCCAAGGCTCCAGCACCTCCGGCGACAAGACCTTCACGCTGCCCGCCGAAAGCGCCGCCAACGACAACGACATCGTGATCACCTGGGGCGACGGCACCGAGTCCGCCCTCGAGCTTGCCGCTGCCGAAGTCGGCGCTGCTGGCCTGACGCACACCTATCCCTCTGCTGGCATCTACCCCGTTTGGGTTGAGGGCAAGATGCAGAACATCTACTTCAACAACATCGCCAACGCGCCAGACCTGCTGCAGATCGCCGCTTGGGGTACCAACGCAAACGGCAGTAGCGTGTTCCGCACCCCGAGCACGATGGCCAACGCCTTCTACGGCTGCACGCAGATGAACTTCAGCACATCGGCGCGCACCACGAATCTGCCTGATACGAGCGGGGTGACGGATTGGAGCAATGCGTTTCGTGGTTGCAGCAGCATCACTGGAACATTTCCGGCGTTTAACTTCAGCGCAGCTACCAATCTCCTTGCTGCGTGGAATGGCTGCAGCAGCTTGACTGCCTTTACTGCCGCTGGGGATCAAACGCAGAATGTGACCAATTTTGGTTCTACTTGGTACAACTGCTCCAGCCTTACCAGCTTCCCATTGATAAACACTGCAGCAGGCACTAACTTTAGCGCCGCTTGGTTCAACTGCTCTAATCTTACCAGCTTTCCGTTAATAAACACTGCAGCAGGCACTAACTTTAGCGCCGCTTGGTTCAACTGCTCTAATCTTACCAGCTTTCCGTTAATAAACACTGCAGCAGGTACAAATTTTGCCGAAGCTTGGTACAACTGCTCCAGCCTTACCAGCTTCCCATTGATAAACACTGCAGCGGGTACTAACTTTAGCGGCGCCTGGTACAACTGCTCTAGTCTTACCAGCTTCCCGCTGATCAATACTTCAGCAGGCACTAACTTTAACAACGCTTGGTATGACTGTTCCGGCCTCACCAGTTTCCCGTTGATTGCCACCTCAGCGGCTACAAGCTTCGTTAACGCTTGGCGCAACTGCGTCGGCCTCACCAGTTTCCCGCTGATCAATACTTCAGCAGGCACTAACTTTACCAACGCTTGGTATAACTGTTCCGGCCTCACCAGTTTCCCGTTAATTGATACCTCAGCAGTAACTAACTTCAGCAGCACCTGGGGAAACTGCTCCAGTCTCACCAGCTTCCCGTTGGTCAACACTGGATCAGGTACCAACTTTAGCCAAGCTTGGTACAACAACGACGGATTAACAAGTTTGCCTGCACTTGACTTCGACTCAGCAACCGGCCTCGCGTCCGACGCAAGCAACACATACACCGGCTTCCGCGAAACATGGCGCAGCTGCGGCGCTCTCGCGGTCTTCCCCGCCAACCTCTTCGATAACACCACCTGCACCCGCTATCTCGACGCTTTCCGTGATTGCGCCCTGACCGCCGCATCCCTCGAAAACATCCTGGTGAGCATCAACGCAGCTGGTACTTCCAACGGCAATCTCAGCCTCCAGGGCGGCACCAACGCAGGCGCCTCCACCTGGACCGCTAACGCCGTCACTGCTTACAACGCTCTGGTCGCTCGCGGCTGGACCATCACCCGCAACGCTTGATCACCATGGCCGTTCACACCTTCACCGAACTGAGCTACGTCGTCATCCACAACGACGACGGCTATCTGCAATACAGCGAGATGGAGCCCGGCACCGAGCTGGTGACTCCCCACACCGTCGAAATCTTCACCGACGAAGCCGAAGCCATCGCCCGCGCTGAAGAGCTGGGCTACGTCTTCCCCGACCCCGACGCCCTGCCCGAGCCCCTGCCCCTGGAGCCCCTCGAATGACCTACTTCCTGCGCTTCACTGACGAGGCCGCCTTCACCAGCGCCTGCGAATCCGCTGGCCTCTGGATCGCTGACGAGTCCCCTCGCCCGCTGCTCTTATCCCACACGCACATCCTCGATGTGATCGGCACCATCACCGAGGGCGGCGAGTGGGATCCCGAGACCGGCGACGAGATCACCCCACCCACCACGCTCGATGGCTGGCACGTCAACGCCAAGTTCACCGCTGGCCTACCTGACGGCTGGGATGCCTACCTGGTCACCCCCAGCAGCCCTGTCCGTGTATTCGCCGGGGACTAACTCAGCGTCAGCGTCGCCGAGCGCACAACACCGTCCGACCCTCGCATCCTCACCTTGATCGAGGTGTCGGACACATACTCGAAGTTGATCTCCTTCGCCCCGCCGGGCACCGTCTGCGCCGGAATCACACTCGCCAGCTCATCCTGGAACGCCAGCCGTCCGAGCATGTGATTCACCGAGATCTGATTCGGGTCCGTCCCGATGTCCACCTGCGACACAAACGGGTAGTACGCCCCGCTGTACACCTCAGTCGAACCTGCAGCTAACTGCACCGACTCGGTGAACTCCCCGCCTGTCTTGCCGATCTCGGTAATAGCAACACTACCTCCGCGATCAGTCTTCGTATAAAGCTTGCCATCATGCGTGTTAATCGCAAGTTCAGAAAGCGCTAAGTCCGACGTCAGCGGAATCTTGCCAGCAACAGCTGAACGTTTGATCTGTACCGGAGATGCCATGTGGCTGTCCTCTTTCGCCTATGTAGGCAGATACGAACCGGCGAAGTCGCCACTGCAGTCTAAGAATCCCGAGCGCGGCTAACCTGTACCAACTGCCCCAAACCCTTGGCCGTCAAGAGCAAAACAGGCGTCTCCGCATCGCGTCTGGTCTTCTCCCCCGGCAAGCCAAAGACCACCTCCCAAGGACAAGGCCAAAACTCCCGCCCTCGTCGCCGCGGACGTAAAAAACTACGCGGACAGGGCCGCTAATCAGCTTCGCTACGCTGGTTTGTACGATCCGCTCTGTCGTGATTGAAGTAGCCGCAGCCGTCGTCGGCGCCGCCATCACTGTCGGAGCAATGGGCGTCGGTGGCGCTAACCGCAGCGCACGCGACGGGCGCGAAGCCGTCATCAAGCTCACCGCCGCCGTCGAGAACGTCGCCCTCCGCCTCGAGGAGCTCCACGTCGACATCAAGGCCGACCGCAAAGAGACCTACCAACGCATCAACGGCCTGGAGCAGCGCGTCGCCAAGCTCGAGGCCACCTCGACATGAACCACCCCACCATCGTGACGCTGGTTCTGCGCCTCTTGGTCGGGTGCTACGGCTACATGATGGTGATGGCCAGCGCCAACGTCGCCAGCTGCGAATGGCGCCGCCCTGGCCAATGTGGCAACCAATGGACCCAAGCCTTCACCGTCGCCGGGGGCGCGACCTCAACGATGTGGGCCTACATCACCGACAGCCCCAACAGCACGAGCTCGGTGCGCAAACGCAATAGCCCACCTACCTCCTGACCTCATGTCCCTCCGCACCCTGATCGACGGCCTGATCGCCTTCCTTTTCATGGGTCTCACCGAGGCCGTGATCAAGCCCTTGGCTAAAGCCGTCATCGACCGCCCGCTGCGCAAAGCCCTGCCCTACGTCTACGAGCGCCTCGACGACGAAATGCCAACGCTGCTCCGCACAGCCAGCCCCGAGGTCATGACTGCCGAGATCGCCTCGACCATCGCACAAGCCACAGGCAACCCCGCCACCGCCCGTCAAATCGACCAAGTCGTCGCGCTCTACTCCCCAATCAAAGCCGTGCTGCGCAACGCTTCTCGCTAATCCGAGCTCGGTAAACTACCCCAGGAGGACTCGCAAATGATCCAGCCCGGGGTCTACAACATCAGGTTGCAGCGCCGCGCTGATTACAGCGTTCAACTGCGCTTCCTCGACAGCAATAAAGCCGCTATTAACCTTGCAGGCTGGACTGTTTATTCCCAGATCTGGGATCAAGCCCGTAGCAAGAAATACGCCGACTTCACAATCACCTACACAGATCGTGCTGCCGGCAAAATTAAAATGTCGCTTCCCGCAGCAGCCACAGAAACACTACCCGATCAGACCGTTTACGACGTCTTACTTGTAAATGCTATTGGCGAAAGAGAGTATTACTTAGAAGGCGGAATAATCGCAGAACAAGGATACACAACACCATGACAACAGTCGTCGCCACAACGACCTCTGCCTTCGTCGAAGTGACCGAAATATCCGGCGCTTTTACGCTGGTAGAAGCTCCGAGCGCGACCGCCACCGTCGAGATCGTCACTGCAGGCCCTCAAGGCCCAGCGGGTGTCGAACTTCCGGTCCTCGCTGTTTCCCCTGTAGACGGCTCTCTCGTGTACTACGACAACACAGTTGGCGCTTTCAGAGCAGACGCCGCCCACACCTTCCTCACAACCACCGACGGAGGCAACTTCTAAGCCATGGCCAATCCAGTTCGCATCCGCCGTCGCGTCTCTGGTGAAGCCGGAGCTCCTTCTTCGCTCCTGAACGCTGAAGTTGCCTTCAACGAGGTCAACGAAATCCTCTACTACGGCAAAGGTACCGGCGGGCAGAACGGCACAGCCACCGCAATCATTGCCATCGGTGGCCCCGGCGCCTTCGTCAATCTCACTGGCGCCCAGACGATCTCGGGTAACAAGACCTTCACTGGCACGGTCGACCTAAGTGGTGCGACCATCCCGAGCCTGGCGACCACCGGCAACGTCACCGTTGGCGGCAACCTCACCGTCAACGGCACGACGACCACGATCAACAGCACCACGGTCAGTGTTGACGATCTGACCCTCGAGCTCGGTGCCACGGCCTCCCCGACCGACGCCGGCGCAAACGGCGGGGGCATCGTCCTCAAAGCCGGCACCGACAAGACCTTCCTCTGGTACGACGCCACTGACAGCTGGACGTCCAACCAGAACATCGAGCTCGCCGCCGGCTTCTCCTTCCGCATCGATGGCACCAGCGTCCTGAGTAAAACCGGGCTCGGCTCCGGCGTGGTTTCCAGCTCGCTGACCTCCGTCGGCACTTTGACCAGCGGCGTCTGGAACGCCTCCACCATCGGCGTTGCCTACGGCGGCACCGGCGCCACCACCCTCACCGGCTACGTCAAAGGCTCCGGCACCAACGCCTTAACCGCCTCCGCCACCATCCCCAACACCGACATCACCGGCCTCGGGACGATGAGCACCCAGAACGCCAGCAACGTGAACATCACCGGCGGCTCCATCGACGGCATCACCATCGACGGCGGCACGTACTGAGGCACCTAGCCTGGTGTCAGCAACACCCCCTCAGCCTCTCCGCGGAAGCTCAAACCTGGGGGTCGCTGGGTCGGTAGTCCATTGGTAAGGACAGGCGGACAACGCACTCGGAAAGTCGGTTCGATTCCGACACGACCCCTCAACTCCAAATTTGGCGCTGATTAGGAGTTCGTTAGGCTTTGAGCGATAGCGCCCAGGCCCCTGTCCCCGCACGCCTGGGTCATCCCCACACCAAAGGAAAGGTCCCCGGCGCCTCTACATATTGGCAATTACATTGTCAACGCCAATACCTCAAACCCGCTGCCCCGCAACGGATCTAGGCGCTTCACTTCCTTCCGAAATCCGGCCCCGGGTCGCGCCCCGTCGTCAGTACCGCCACCGCCCTCGTATAGAAGGGGCTGCTGGTTTTGCCGGCGCGCTCCAGGGCCTCCTTGACCTTCGCCCAGTTCTCCCGAGTGCGGTCATCCATCAGTAGATCCACTCGGCCGCAGGCCTAACCCCGGCACCCGGCACAAAGCCGCCACCACCGCGCACGTCGAGGTGCACGAAGCCCCGCGATCGCCCATCTCCCAGCCCCCCGGTCCACCGAGTGCGAATCCACTGGTAGAAGCTGTCCAGGCTCCGGTCCACCGGGTAGAGGTCAAACGCCTCCCCGAGGACGTGCCTCGAGCCCGGCACCCCTCCCACCTGGGCATTGATCGGCTCCGGCCTATAGAAGCTCGTCACCCCCAGGGGCCGCCCCCACGCCTCGCGAACCCGCTGGAACTCTGCAGCAGTCCGCAGCAGTCGAGTCCGCACCGACGCCGCCGGCCCGGGAATTCGGCGCCTGTCAAATTGCAAAATTTCCCCGACGCTGAGGTTCGGCGTCACCAAGCAGTTGAAGTCACTCCAGTCGACCTCGGGGCGCATCGCTTCTCCTGCACCGATCACCTTGCGCCAGTGCGGCTCATACAGGAACCACGTCCCCGCCCCCGCGGCCAACTCCACCTGCGCATGCCCATCTGCCGGGCACTCGGCGTATGCAACAACTGCATAATCCCGCCCCTTTGGGCAGCTCACCCTCTCCTTCTCCCCGAGCTCGGTGGCCTGCACCGGCTCCTTCTTCAGCCAGGTGTCCTGCGTTGCCTCGATCCGGTACAAGATCGCCTTCGGCGATGCCTTCACCACCGGCTTCGGGGGCTCGGTCCGCGGCGCATGCTCCTCGAGCAGCTTGATCAGCTTCTGGGCGTACTGAGGATCCGTCGCATAGCCCTGCTTGACCAACTCCTTGGCCCCGGCCTCGGAGGTCGGCGCCCGGTCCACCCCCTCGTACTGATCCCAGTCCTTGTACCACCGCGTCACGAGGTAACGCACACACGCCCCGAGATCGGGAAACTCCAGAAACTCGTCCGTGATCGTCACCCACTTCCCGTCGACGAACTCCTTGGTCTTGCGCCCCTTCCCAGTGCCCTTCAGACCGAAGTAGTTCTGGCCGGGAGCGTGCTTGCCGAATCCGCTCTCGAGAGCCCACTGCGCGGCGACCAACGGCACATGCTTCGCCCCCGCATCCTTGGCCGCCTGCTCAACGCCCTCCCAGGTATTGGGGTACGTCTTCGCCTTCGTGCCGGCCATCTGCAAACCGCGTACTCACAAGGCTAACGGTCCACAAACGGTCCACATTCTTCGCACTACCCTTCAAACACGCTGCTACCACTGATCTTGTCTTTGGTCTTGAAAACCGGCGAGGTGAAAGCCTCCGTGGGTTCGAATCCCACCCTCTCCGTTCCAGTCAGGGCCTGAAATCTCAGGCCCCGACAAGCTTTTCAATCATCCGAGAGCGGCACCTCTCCCAGGAGCTCTCGCGTTGATTCGCACCGGCACGCGTGGGAAAGTGGTCCACAAATGGTCCACGCTCATGCTTGACCTGGCTCCTGTGAACGAAACCCTCCGTTCGCGAGGGCTCCGGATGCTGATCGAGCAACGCCGCCAGGCGCTTGTCGTGCGAGGAACCTTCCCCGAGGACGACGGAACCCGCAAACGCAAACGGATCTCACTGGATCTCCCCGCTGTCCCAACGAGCTTGGTCACGGCTGAGCTTCGTTGCCTTCAGCTACAGGAAGCCATCACGAAGGGCTCCTATCCCCCGAATCTTCCGTGGTCCACACCGGTCCACACCCCAGCGGAGCGCCCTGACGCACCCTTGAGCTGCGCCGCGGCGATCCACGCCTTCGAGACCCACTACTGGCAAGTGCGCCCACGCACCCCGGCCTCGGAGCGCACTTGGTCTCGCATTTCCCTGGAGCTCAGACGCCTTCCCACTAAAGCCCCCTGCACACTTCAGCAGCTCTTAAAAACCGCCGCTGCGACACCGCCCGGCACCCGCACGCGGCTCGAGTGCTGCAAAGTCTTCAAGCGCCTCGCAAAACACCAGGGAATCCCCGGCAACCTCGAAGAGCTCTCCGCCCTCAAAGGCAACTACGAACCCGCTGACCGCACCATCCCCGAGGACGAAGCAATCCTCGCCCTACTCGACGCTCTCCGCCCGACGAAGTGGGGCTGGTGCTACGCCGCTCTGGCAGCGTTCGGCTGCCGCCCCGCCGAAGTCCCCTCGCTCGTGCTCCACGAGGACGGCACAGCCGACTGCCTCACCATCAAACGCCGCAACCGCGCCCCCGCCAAGCGCACCTGCTTCGCACTACCGCGCGCATGGATCGCACGCTTTGACCTTCAAAACATCTCAATCCCTGGTGGGACTCGCTGGACTCAACCTGACGAGTACAACTCCGCCCTCGGGAAAAAGTTCGTCGACTCCTGGCGCCACAGTCGTCGTTCGCAGGAGATCCGCCCAATCATCGAAGCTCACCTCCCCGAGTTCGACCTGTACGACCTGCGCCACCGTTGGGCAATCCGCAGCATCGAGGGCGGCAAACGCCTGACGCTCTGCGCCCGAGCGATGGGCCACAGCGCCACGGTCCACGAGCAGACCTACCACCGTCACATCCAAGCCGCCGACCTTCGAACAGCCATGGCAACCGAGGCCGACTGAGCTCAGCGGAGCCCGAGATCCCGCAAGGCCAACTCGCGGTGGTACCGGTAGTTGAACGTCTTACCCCGAGCTTCACGCTTGAAGCTGGCTTGCCCCAAGCGACCGCTTGAGACATAGCTCTGCAGTGTCCGAGGGGTGACCCCGCAAAGCTTGCTCATCTCAGTGGGCGTCAGCCAAGTGCGATCGACAGCCGGCAGAGCTTGCTCCAACTGCTCGAGACGCTGACTGATGGAGCGGAGCTCCTGAAGAATGACAACCCCGAGGTCGGCAGCCACGACTCACGTGCATCTACGCGAAGACTAGCGCATTCACGTCTTGGTTGGAGCCCCACCCCAGAGCGAACTGGTCAGTCGCTGACGCGGCTCCACACGGCTTTGACCGCTTCCACCAGCCAGCCACGCTTGTAGCTCTTGACCTGACGAGGGGCACCATCGACGTATTGCATACGAGTCGGTGGCTCCTTGTCGAACTCCTCCCGGTAGAGCGCGGCAACCAGACGACCGACACCCGGACCATCCCGCCGAGGCAGAGGCGACCCGGTCACTTCCAACCAGGCATCCGAGAGCGTGAGTTCTTCGTCCTCGGGGGCTGGAGGCAGCGCGATGGTGGAGCCTGCAGCTCGCAGCACGGTATTGCGAGTCAGATCTCGGAACAGCAGCTGATCCCGATCGTCGAGACCGCCGAACTGCTCCATGAGGATCGCAGCCCGCTCCAGCGTGGTGAGCATGGCTTCCACAGGAAGAGCCGCGAACTCAGGTGGCGTGTCCCGCACTTGAGAACCTCGAACCTCCAGCTCTTCCAGGAACCAGCCGTCCATCCAGACGGCGAAGGGAGCGCTGATCCAACGGGCTAGGTCGACAGCGACCTGGGGATGAACCCAGGTGCCTCCACCATTTCCAGCTCGTGTCTCGATCGGGCTCAAACCTCCAAAATCGGAGGTTTCAGCGAGCGCGTCGATGTACTCCTGGCATCGGTCGGTTTCGCGGTACTTAGACCACTGCCTGCCATTCGCGCGGCACATGGCCGTGGCGTTGACGTACCCATCCGTCGTACGCCGCGAGATCGGGGTGCCATTCCACGAACGGCTCTGAAGCGCTTGAATGTTCATGATCGCTTTGCGACTTGGGTGATCCGGGGCCTGGGTGTGGTTGCACCGCAGGCCCAACCAATCTAGGGGGCATCTGCAGAGCGTCCCCGTCAGGTCAGCGCCGAACGCCCTTCCAGTAGCGCTCTTCGGCCTTGACCTCCCACCCCTTGTACTGAGCCAGACGCGCGGAAGCCCGAGCCCGGCGCTTGCGGAGGTTCCAGTCCTCGAAGAACTGAGCGTCGTCCACCAGGCGTTGAAGCAACCCGTTCGGCAGCTTCTCTGCAATGTGGACGAGCTTCCGCAAATACCGAGCCCGGGCCTCTGACGCGCTCAACTCAAGCCACAGTCAGAACGACCTTCTTGACCACAGGGGCCGCCACAGGCTGCACAGGCAGGGGCACCAGCTTGATGCAGTCCTCCTCAAGGAGAATCTCAAGCTCATCTCCCGGGTTGAGGCCGAACTTCTCCGAGTAGGTCTTGCCCAGCAGGATCACACCAGACTTGTGCACCGAGGTCGCAAACTGTGCGCTCTTACCCGGAGTACGCCCCAGGGGAATAGGCATGCCTTTAGCAGCAAGCAGCGAGTTGTAGAACTGCTTGACAAGTACCTGCTCACGACCTGTCTTAGTAACGCGGAGATAACCCGCACCACGAGCAAGCTCCATCTGGTTCATACCGTCGTTTTCTTTGACGAAGGCGATCAGGTCCGCTCCAGTCAGCATTGGGATATAGAAATGGACTAACCAGGTTAGGGAGGATGTCAGCAAAAGGAAAGCGGTTATTTGGCATCAGCCCAAGTTTTGCCCCACGACACCTCAGCAACGATCGGCACTTGCTGACAAACCTCAGCTCCTGCAGACTCCATCGCTTCCTTCAAGGCAGTAGCCCAATGCTCAGCCTCTTCTTCCTGAACCTCTAGAACGATCTCGTCATGCACCATTGAGATGAGCTTTGCCGTATCAGCAGGAACACCACGTAGTTTCTCCCAGATTTTACCGATAGCAATCTTGGCAATGTCTCCTGCTGTCCCTTGTACCTGCGTATTGATCCGCGTTGTGTACTTATCGTTGAACCCGTGCAGTTGGCGCCTGCGTCCAATGGCGGTGTAAACGCACTCGGATGTAGAAGTGCCTTCTTCCTGCTGCCAGTCGTAGAGACGTGGGTACGCCTCACGGAAACCGTCAACAATTTCCTTCGCTTCCGTTGGTGTCATATCCACACCGTACTGAGCAACCGCTTGCTTTCTGAGTGTGGCTGGACCCGCTCCATAGAGCAATCCGAAGTTGGCAATTTTTGCGGATGTTCTATCATCTTTAGTCACCTTATCTTGATCTACTCCTTTCAGCCTTGCTGCTGTCTCTGTATGCAGATCTCTTCCATCTGCATACGCTTGAATCATAATTTTTTCACCGCTTAGCTCGGCCGCTACACGCAGTTCGATCTGCGAGAAGTCAGCCACCACAAGGACTTTTCCGAGAGCGGCCAAGAACTTGCTGCGGAAATCTGCCGAGCGGTTCACCTGTTGCAGATTCGGAGAAGCCGCGCTCAGCCGTCCTGTATCTGTACCCATTTGCCTGTAATTGCAGTGAATCCTGCCATCAGCACCGACGGACTCGATGAGCTTCTCGATCTGCGTGACCTGCGTCACTGATTCCTTCCAGATCAGATACTCATCAATCAGCGGGTTGGTCTTCCTTAGAAATGCCAACAAGTTCTGATCAAGGCTCAGCTTTCCCTTCTCATTAGGCCTGAGCTTGATGCCAGCCTGCGTCATGCGAACGACCATCTGATCAGTCGACCTCGGATTGAAGCCTTTCTTTTTCTTGGTCCCAAGCCGGATCGAGCCTGTGTCCTTCTCCTGCGTGTTGAACTCGTTCGTGCCTTCGTAACGCGGCAGCCAGATCTGCGGCTCGTTCGGATTGAGTCGCCTGATCTCCGCGTCGAGGTGCTCCAGCAGAACGATCTTGAGCGCTTCGGAGTTCTCGTGCAGGGTGTCCCGCAACTTGATCGCAGGCTCCTTGTCGAACCCGAACCCATGCCACTGCATCAGGGCAATGGGCCGAAGCACCTTCATCTCGAGTGCGAACACCTCCCACAACAGCTTTCCACTCGGCACCCGGCTCTTCTTCAGAGCCGTTGCCAGTAGCTCTGCCAACCACGGCAAGCAGAGCGCGTCACGAGCGCCGTACTCGAACATCTCAGCAGTGATCTCACCCGCCCAGTTCGCTTTCTGTAGCTCTTTGGGAAGCTCGTAATTGAGATTGCGCCTAACGATTGCACCTAAGTCGTTTTTAACACCACTACCATTATTGATTATTTTAGCTGCAACCATCGTGTCAAAGATTGGCCCACCGAGGACGATGCCCTCTCCCATCAGAAAGTTCAGATCAAATGCAGCATTTTGCAACACCTTGAGCTTCGGCCCCTCAAGCAGCTCCGCCAATTCACGAAGTCCCGGTGCATACCAATCCACGTAGCGACTCTCGCCACGACGAAAGCCATCGAGATCAACAATCAGAACGGATTCTTTAGATGCGACCTGAATCAAACGCACTCGGTTGGCATGCGGGTCGAGGCCTGTTGTTTCTGTGTCAACACCCAAAGCCGTTGCGGCAACTGCGTTCTGCCGAACCCAAAGCGCCACGAGCCCGGCATCTTGCGGGCCATGGACAACGGCGAAGTCCACATCATCGAGGACTTTCTTCACACTCTCAGTAGTCAGCGTCGGCATCGTGAAATAACTGCGATTGAGCGGATGGACAACCTCTCGCTGAAATTTGCGGAGGAAGCAGCCTTACGCCAGGTTGAGGAATGCACCGACCTCGGGGAGCTCAAGAAATTGACGAGCTCCCTGATCCGCGGTCACTTCAGCGCCAAGGCGCTGATCTGCAACCTGATGCTGCAGGGCCTCGAGGACATGGCCCGCGACCTGCGTCATTCCTCGAACAGCGCGGAGAAGTCGTCCTCGGGTCCCTGGTAGTACCTCAGCTCCCTTCGAGCGGGGGGTTGAGCTTCGGATTCCTCTTTAGTGTGCTTAGAAGTGCCTTTTGGGCGCTCATCCACGAGATCGCCCTCGGGGACAGGGATCTCCTGAACAGACATCTTGACCTCATCCGGCGCGTGTCCGTTCATTCTCTGAGTAGTTTGCTCGCCAACCAAGGGCGAGTTGGTCACGTCCTCGGATGAAGAGACACCCTCCTCCCGGCACTCAGCGTGTTCTTTCAAAGATCCGTTCTCCTGCAACCGTTCTCGGGGAAGGACGGACACGAGCCTCTTCTCCATACGCAACGCGCGTGTACAGGAGGGGGGAAGCGTATAGGAAGGAGCCGGTTTGCGCTGTCCTTCAACAGGCAGGGGCTTGCCCTGAGAGAGCACCCCGTCTTCCACCCACCGATCCAACCAGCGCTTCACCGTCTTGCTCGAGGGCGGTAAACGAAGCTGACCGTTCATCTCCTCCACAAGGCGCTCCCAGACCTCCTTGGCGGTCATCCGGTCCTTGAGGGTCGCGCCCTCTTCGCACGCCTCCCTGACGCGGTCCTTGACGATGCGCAGCGCCATCGTGTGAGGCTCCGGAGCACCCTTCCCGTCGTCCTCGCGCCGCTCAGTCGGGGTGTAGTCCGAAACCGAGTACGCGAAGTTCTCATCGCGCTCCACCACCAGCAAGTCCCCCTGGCGCCCGAGGCGTGACTTCTTGATCGCGATCATGCGGCAGTTCGAGGGGTTGCTGCCCTTCTCGCGGATTGCCTCACGCTCGTCCTCGGTGGTCGGCCGGAGGTGCCACTGCTCATCGATGGCATTGATCAGGTAGCGGGTGCCCCTGGCGTCCCCGTGAGCGTTGTCGTGGTGGATCCAGATGAACGTCGTCGCCGGGAAGCCCCCATCAGTGGGATCCCCGTTCTTGTCGGCGTAGAAGTACAGGGGGTGTGCGAACGCCTTGTCCTTCTCCTCGATCTGCATCTGAGTGGAGCAGGAGCCGATGGAGTCCACGACCACGAGGGCGGGCTTGTACGCCTTGATCCAGGAGACCATCTCCTGCTCGTGGTTGAGCTGCCACCCCCGCTTGACGATGAACCACTTGTCCACGGCGGGGTGGATGCCGTTGTCCTCGCAGTCACGCAGCAGCTTCGCCGGGTTCTGGTCGTTCTGAATCCAGAGGACGGTGCCCTGCTTCACCGGTAGGTCGATCCCCCGGATTCGCATGCTCTCGCCGCGCCCCACGGCCTTGGCGAGGCCCATACAGGCCGAGGTCTTACCAAGACCGCCCGCCGCGTGGAGCATCACCTGCGTCGGCCTCATCAAGAGGTTCGGCACCAGGAAGTCCATCTTCTCGACGTTCTCCCACCACTCGGCCTTGTCGTTCTTCTCCTTCGAGCGCTTGTAGTAGCGGTACTCCTCCATCGCCGCGAGGCACTGGACCCCGGTGAGGCGGCGCCCCGTCTCAGCCGCGAGACCCGCCATCCGGCCAATCCGAATCGCCGGGTTGGTCTCCTCGTCGTTGATCTTGATCAGTGCCTCGTGGAACTGGACCTCATCAAGCAGGAGACGCGGCACCTCCTTGACGACCTGTGCCCTGGCGTCCTCCGGGTAGTTGTATCCGAGGGCGGTCGTGATCTCCGCGACGTAGTTCTCGAGGTCCACCCCGCACGGCTTGCCCGCGTGCTTGTTGTTGGTGCGGATCTTGTGAACGAAGTCCAGCAGGTCCCCATGCACGTCGCACGCCTTGCAATCCCAACAGCCGGACTCCATGGCAAAGGAGAAGGTGGTTCCGGACGACCCCCCGTGCCAAGGGCACCCGCACTTCATCTGGGGCTTGCTGCCGCCCGTCTCCTTCCACCCGTACTCGTCGAACACCGGGTGGTTGAACACGAGGTCGGTGAGCCGAGGCATGAGCTTCGCCTGGATCTCATCCTTGAAGAACCAGCCCCGGATCTGCCGCGGCGGGATGATCGTGTCGCCGAGGTCCTTGACCGATTCAGCCATCTCCTCTGAGAGGAAGGCCACCGGCTTGCGGTAGGGCCGCACAGCATCGAAGATCCACCCCGGCGCCTTGGCCGGCATGCCCCCGTTGTACGAGAGGAACTTGTAGCGCCGCCCTTCAGGGTGCGCCGAGCCCGGCAGCACGCTCTGGCAGTTGTTGAACCGAAGGACGACCTCTTGGTACTCCTCGCCTTCGGGCAGTGCCTCATCCCCGACAACGCGGTCCTTGTCGCCCGAGCCCGAATACCACTCGCCATCCAGCTTGAGGATCAGCGTCTTGAGGCTCGAGAGCTCATCGGTGATGTGAGACGGCAACCGATAGAGGATCTGCCTGCGGCCCTCCTTCCCCGAGGTCCAGGCCATGGTCTGCTCCTCGCCGTAGGGCTCGTACTCCTCACCGGCCAGCGCCTTGTAGCGAGCATCAGCCAGAGGCCCGTCGATATCGAGGGCGATCAAGCCATCAGAGAAGGAGCCCGTAACGACACCGACGCCGTTGTATGCCTTGTTGGCGTTGTAAGCCTCAATGCAGAGGTCCTTCGTCAGGGGCTGTGTAGCCCATTGCTTCACGAAGGTCTTCTTGCCAGCAACCGGCACAAAGTGCCAAGCAGAAGGAAAGACGTTGTTACGCAGCAAATTGAGCGCGCTCTCCCCTTTCCAGGGAAAACCGCTTGCGTTGGTGCCATTCGTCATGTAGCCTCTAGACGTAATTGAGACACCTGAGAGCCCCTTCCCCCGTCAGGGAGGGGCTTTTTACTGCGCTAGCGGCTCTCAGGTACTGGTCAACCTAGCCGCCTAACCAGTTCTGGGCAGCGTCCGATAAGCAAGAAGAATGTATGAAGCGTAGTAGTTAAGGCAGATATGGTATTTAGAGTCAGGACACGCCTTGCACGGTTCACTTTTGGAGTACACGCCCGCTAGCACCTTCAAAGAGGACGTGCCGGACTACCCCGCGATTTACGAAAAGGGACGGCGCACGTTCAAGCTGCTCTTCTCCCGCTGGATGGACACCAACTGCTGGTCCCACCCTGTGATGACCGAGCTCGCCGCCTGCGCCATGGGTGGTGTGCGCTGGCTGCACAGCTCCCAAATCAGTGGTCTGCGCCACCTCAAGACCGAAAACCCAGGACCTCGCACCTTCGTCGCGATAGAACGCCTGAACTACTACGTCTACCGATATAGCACGGAAAAGCGCCTTATTCCTGGTACGGACAGCAGCCGTCTCTACTCACAAGCATTTGCCATCACCGAGGACGGCAAGCCCCCCTCAGCCGGCTGGTTCTACGAGGTCTTCTGCGGCCTGCGCGTCCCCCAGGACATCGACCTGCGCCAAGCCTTCTTCACCGACGCCCAGGCCGAAGACATCTCTTCCAACTGGGGCGCCCTGATCCGCAAGCTGATCCGCGACCAGGACCTCGATCTGATCACTGATCTCGACCGCATCCTGCGCGGGTCCTACCCGGTCAAAGAGCCCGAACGCCTAACCAACACGCGCGGCGTTATCCAAAACACCTATGTCTGGAGCCCCGACGAGCTGATCTCCGAGCTTCCCGCCGTCCTAGCCCTGACAAGCGCTTTGGGAGGCCCACGCACAGAAGACGAGCTGCTGCATCTACTACAAGAAAAACGCCCTTAAGCTTTGCTGCAGATTTCTCACACCATCTGTAGTGCTAATCCAGCACCTAAACGCTGCATAGCCGCTACATTTGCCGTGTCGTAACCAAACGCAGCTTTGAACTGCTGTCGCCCTGTTCCAGTCAGCACCATTGATTGGGATTACGCCTATCTGATCGAAGTTCGCGCCTTAGGCGACAGCGCGACGCTCCTTTGTGGCACCGAGGCCGACTTCCCCGAATTCGAGGTCGCCTGCGCGTCGTTACACGCTCTGGCTCCTTTCGTCGAGCTGCACGCCGCGTGGCGCCGGACGCCCGCCGCAGTCGCTCCCCCTTTGATCCCCTACACCCGAGAACGGTCAGGTCACCGCACCTTCTGCACACGCGGCGCACTGCACGACTATCCATTCCTGGACTCAAGAGACTCGGCCAACCTTTCCGAGATCGGTTGACGGCACCCCTCGACCGAACTAGGCTGATTTCAGTTGACCAAATGCCTTGGGCACCAAGCACCGCCTCTACGGCGAGCTGAAGCGCAAGCGGCACCTGTACCTCACAGACACCGCCTACAAGCATTTGGTCGACCTCGCCCAGGCCACGGACGGATCACCTTCGCAGGCATGCGAGGTGTTGGTGCGCTCGCACCTCGTCCTAACCAAGGGCACTTCGCCCCTCACTTAAGAACACCCCCTTTCCAATGGCAGTCCTCGACGCAACCTTCTTCGAAGAAGTCCTCACCGAGTCCGGCGGCTCTGGTCGCTACGTCAATCTCAGCAAGATCGACGGCGAAAAGCGCTTGCGCTACATGGGCCACGGCATCTCGGGCTACACCGCCTGGACGACCGAAAACAAGCCCGTCCGCTGGGAACTGAAGCCCGAAGAGCTCCCCGACAACATCAAGCCCGACA